TTGCGCGGGCAGGTCTTGAACCAACCGATGGATGTGTTGTCCCAGGCGAATTGGATGCCGTCCTTTAGTGATGAGTTCTCACCACTGTAATAGGGAATGCCGAGAGGGACTATACCGTAGTCGTGCTCATCGCCAGAAGGAAGGACTTCGTCTGTCCAGGGGTTGTAGAATTGCATCAATGAGATTCCTCGTCAATTTTATTTAACGTGTTGCAAGCTTTCTCGTGTGCAGCAGATACATGACTGATAATATCGTCGGTTGCTCCACTCATTCGTTTTACCTGAAACAGTGCGTAGGCAGCCCGATCTAATGCATTGCGTAATTCTTTCGCAATTGTGCTGGTAGCTTCTTCAGGCATCTGTCTCAGTGTGTCTACTTCTTGAGCAAGCGCAAGGATAAGCCCATCACCGCAGCAATCTCGCCACTCTTCGTTGTATCGAAGGGCACGTACTGCTCCATTGGCTTCTTGGATGACGGTGTATTTTCCGTTATACACTGTGACAGACAGCAGGCTTTTTGCCTCTTCAGCGCCTGCCTCGATTGCGTGCTGCATGTGCTCTTCGCTTGAGAGTTCGTTGAGAACTTCTTGAGGGATAGGGCCGAATAAATTCTCTGGTTGTATGCTCATCAGGCATCCTTTTTCTTGTGAGATTTAAAATAGTATCTTTTGTCCAGCCAAGTGTAGAGCGTGACTGCTGTGCCGAACTCATCATAGGCGATGCTTTGCTTACCAAATAGTCGTGCAAACACGAGCAACCACATAGGGGCAGTGAGGGTGTTGTTTACTTCACGCAAGAATTTCATGTTGGACTCCTTCGAGTCAATGGGTTAAAGTTTCAAACCTTCAAATGATAACTTTGCTTTGCCCTTCGTGGGTGCTTTGATCTGTTTGCTTGTCACTCGCTTCTTAGAGCCAATGGCTTGTTCTTGGTTCCAGCGCTCGCGCTGAGTTCGGAGGGCTTCGACAAGGCGGAGCCGGTGGACGGGCGACCACTCAGCCGCAGCCGAGGTTAGGAGATCGTTGAGTGTGAGGGTGAAGTCAGCAGGAACAGTTGCCTCAGTCATGTGTCGTCTCCTCTTCGGATGGCGTACCGAGTTGGACAGGGGTAGTTTGTTTGTCCATCATGCGGTGGAAGGTTTGCTCGGCTTCGAGCAGGTCTTTGCTTGATGCCTGCCGTCCAGCTTTCATCTGTGTCTCGCAGTAGTTTCCAAAGTTCATGAGGACTTGACGGATGGCGTCTGAACCACGGAGGCCAGAAGGAGACAACCGAAAGAACTCTAGAATGTTGTTGTATGACGGGACGTGGACTCGCACAGTGCGAGGCGCCACGTCTGGTAGTTTTCTTTGTGCCATCTGGTTGACTCCAAACTATTTACAACGTATTATCAGGGCGGTAAAAAAGAAGAGGGAACGAATCCCTCTTCTTTTCGTACAGGTGCTATTTATGTTTGTTGCTTACTCTACTGAACCATCTGTTTCATCGGCAGGTGCTTCGGCACCACTACCAAGAGTCAGCGCAGTCAATCGACTTTCAACGGCCTGCTCAGAAGCACGAACACGCTCTTCCTCAGCTTTGGCTGAGGCCACCATCTCGTCGCGAGTGTCAATGAAGTTCTGGACTTCGCCCCATGGGCCTTCGCCACGGATTAGCTTGCCAACTTCGTCCTCGAAAGTGTCGTAGGAGATCTGCCCTTCAGTAGGCTCATCATTCTTCTTGGCAACAGTGACTGGAGCAGGCATATCTTGGTAGCCCAGCTGCTTAACAAGGCGACGGATGAAAGTGCTGGCGTTGCGGAACATGATCTTGTCGAACAAGGTTCCTGCAGCCAGGGAAGAGATGCGAACACCAGAGAAATCATAGGCTTCGTACAGCTTGTCCATGTCTTCTTGGGTGGGCAGAGGTGTTCCGTCTTTGACAGCTTTCTTGATGCGGCCTGCCATGTTGTTGCCCAGATTCTCTGCAAGCAGTTGGTTGGCTGCATTGGCAAAGCCAACACCTACCACACCGATGTCGGCTAGGTTGGCAAAGTGCTCGGCTACGAATGGCTGTGGAATTTGGAAGGCAAAATCTGGTTGGCCAGCGTCAGCGTAGGCATCGCCTTGAATGACTCGGGCACGCATGGGAGTGTTTTCGGTTTTGATCATCTTGCTTGGCTCCTAAAAATTATTTAATACTATAGTATTGGGTTTATGGGATCGGGTTGGTTTTCCGCATCCACAAATCAATTAAACCATATTGACAAAACATTGTCAACCCCGCTCCGCAAAATATTTATCGAGGTTTTTTATAGGGTGTTGTCGCCTCCTGTTTTGCTATCTGCTCTTCGGTTGGGTCAGCCAGCATGCAATCTGGACTGAAGTCAATATCAACGACGACAAGCTCTTCCACACTAGGCTCACCATAATGAACTGTGATAGGCTCATCGCGAGTAACGTAAAGGCTGCCCATGATATCTGGGTATTTCTTTTGCATCCGACCTAAAAGTACTCTAGCATGATTGAACTTAGTTCCTAAAGGCAGAGCCATTGCTTCTTTGAAAGCCGCACATTGTATCATTCGCCATTTCGCAGAATCATGTGGTTCTGTAAGCTTGGTCACGAGCAAGCCTTCAGGCTGGACTTCGACCCACAAAAGTCCATATAGGCCTTGGCCGTAGAGAGGGTGGCCGCGCTGGTACATCTGGATAGATTCAATAGCAGAGTCGTAGCGGACACCCTGGATCATGCGGGTGAGGTAGTTTGCCCGACGGACAGAGCATTTGTACAGGATGCCCTGTTTTGGTTCGAGATCGTCGATCTCGTCGAGCAGGGGGTAGATTTCTCTCTCTTGTTGTGGGGTTAAGGGCATTGGGAGGGCTCCTCGTCACGTTTCCATTGTGCTATTGAGTCTCTTGCTGCTTTGTCGTATGCAAGAAGAAAGCCGTAAACAGCTGCTACCATTAGCAAAGCAGGTAGAGTTGCCCAGCCAAGGTCGATAGCGAAGAGAAGCCAGCAGGAGGGCCAGACTAGGATCAGCATGGCTATAATTCCCATGGCTCGGAATTTTATGTAGGGGTTTTTGAGCATCAGGTTATTCCTCCAGTCCTTCGATGTTGTGAGATGGACAATAAACAAGTTCCTCCTGTGCCCGAGTCACGCCCACGTAGGCAAGGTTGGCCTCCTGCAAACGATCCTGCTCGGATGTTGCGTACTCGGATGGGAGGAGCTGGGGGTCGAGGAAGAGGACTTGCGGCCACTCGCGGCCCTTTGCCCGGTGGATAGTCGTGAGGTGGACATCGGCTGGGCGTCGGTTCTTGTTGTCTAGATTAGGGTACAACTCGGACAGGTGCTTCTGTATTCCGGCCAAGTCTCGGTGGTGTTGGGACAAAGCATGCAGGGCCATGAACTTGTCGTTGATGCGTCCCTTTCTGCGTGGATACTTAGCCGTTTCGCGGTCACGCCATTTGGTGAGGCGGGCTTGGAATTCCTGGCTTGGCAGGTTCTTCTTGGTTATGCGTTTGGTGAGGGTTACGAGCCCTTTGCCTATATCCTGGCCCGCGACCTCAACCGTGCGTCCGCTCACGAGGAGGGCCAGGGCTAGGCGGATTAGGGGAGCGTTGTTGCGGCATAGGACTGTCTTTGGAACGTCGGCCAGGGCCAAGGAAGAGGGGTATGTGACACTGCCCTCGATGGCTCCTGGGGCTGGCTCGATATCTGGCACGTATTGCTGGGCCTCAAGCACGACTGCTCGTGGGCATCGGAAGGATACGGTTAGGGGAAGCTCGGTCATGCCGAAGTCCTGGACGAGCTGAGTGTATGAGTCGGCAAGGGCTCCACGGAATGCGTAGATTGCTTGGCGGTCGTCACCGGCTGCGATGAGGCGGCCATTCGGAAGAAGAAGGCGACGAAGCATGAGGTGCTGGAGGCTGTTGAAGTCCTGAACCTCGTCGGCTAGGATTGTGGGGTAGCGTGGGAATCGGTGCGGCCACAAAAGGGAGATGTAGAGCATGTCGTCGAAGTCTATGGTGCCTTCTTTCAAGGCGAGGTGGTTGGATTCCTTTAGGAGGTGGCGAGCGTGTTCGATTGTGTGCTTTCCGATGTCGATGTCGAAGTTTTCAGCCATCTGCTCCCAGTTATCATAGGTGTCTTGGATGAGGCCTTCCGGCCCATTCCGGTCTGGTTGGATGCCGAAGGTCTTGGCCAAGGAAATGAGCTTGCGCAAGTCACCCTGATCACGGAAGTCAATGTCGTTGTCCTTGCCGAAGTCTCCGACGAGGTTGAAGATCTTGGATGAGTCCATCTGGGTGAACTTGCCGGAGCTTCGGATAGCTGCGTAACCTAGGCCGTGTTGGGTCTTGCACTGGAATTTGGTGGGCATCTTGTTGCCCAGCTCCATGACGGTGGATTTGCTGAAGGATGTTGCGAGGCCTCCGCCCTTTGCACTGGAGGCCCAGCCTCGGAGACTGTAAGTCTTGCCCGTACCCGCTCTCGCACGGAGAGCGATGGACTCTCGGTTGCCTGGCTCAGCCGTGGCAAGAAAGGTTTCTTGTTGTGGTGTAAGTTTGTCGGTCATGTTGGTTCCTTGGGCTTTGTGCCTCTTAAGGTTTTGGGTTGTTACAGGATAAATGATGTAGGTATCTTTGGTTCGTTTGACTCCTGTCGTTGGGCTTCAATGTATTCCCAGACCTGCTTTTCTAGTCGGTCTAAGCCTGCGTAGTTGAGATATTTTAGGATGTCGTGTTCTGTGTCCTCTGTGGTTATTTTGTCTTTGGTTGCGTCGAAGATGAGCTTCTCGGTTGTAACCAAGATGACTGAGGTTATTTCGACTCTCTCTGGGCGACCTTCCTGCGCTCGGTCAGGTGGATGACGGATTTCCTTTTGGCCAGGAAAGTAGTCAAAGTGTACTGTGGCTGGTACGCCTTCTACTAGTGTTGCTTGGAATCGGTCTCTCATTGCTGGTCTCCTCGAAGGTCTCCAAGTGTTTCTTTTCCTTGACGAATGATGCGGTCGGTTTTCGTGTCCTGGCCTTTAGGGTCGTCCAAGTAACGCTTCTCTAGCTCTTGTGTTAGAGCAGCTACAGTGTCTTCTATTGCAGACAGACCCAACAAGTTGCCTTTCAAAGAGGTCTTGCAGTCGGGGCACAGGTGTTTGTCTATGGGAGTGGCTCGCCCGGCCACACGCAGGGGTAGTTTGAGCCAGTCGGGCGGCAGTGTCCGGCCTGTTGAATCGAGTTCAAGCTGGCACCAGTCACAGATATAGGTTGTGGTTGTCTTTTTCATGAGGGCTCCTCTTCGAAGGCTAAGAAACTGATCCAGTAAAAGCCGTCGTCACATGGGCCGACAATGCCGCTGTTGTCAAGGGCAGGGTCGTGGATGATCTCGCCGTTGTAACAGATAACACAGTGGTTGGTGCCGTTTGCACTTGTGCCTGTTAACATGTAGTACAGGTTGTCATTCCGTTCTTTGAAATTAGACTGTACGGCGTCGAGACTGGCTCCGTCAAATGGGATGCTAATCTCTTTAACGCCGTAGCTGGCTTCAAGGAAACGATTCATCTCGTGTTGAGCCTGTTGAGGGTCTTGACAGTCTTTGTTGTAGAAGTGAGGGATAGTGTCTGGCTCGACATTTAGGAGACAGGCGATGCACGTCCGCCAACAGTCACCATAGATGTTGTTGTCTGGGTCATGGCGGAATAGTTGTTTGTGTGGGGTCATCGGAGATTCCTTATCTGCGGTGTTTGGGTTTGTGGGTGAGAGGTTCGCAAAGCATAGGTGAATGAAGCGCGGCCATGCTCGCACCCAGGAGAAGTGCGGTCATTGCGCCAGAGCCGGTGTTGTAGTTTTCTCCGTGACGTAAAAGTTTTTGGCATTGACGATCCTTCTGTTGCTTTGCTTGTTCTTTGGCGATGCGTTCGATTGCGGCCTCTCGGCGTTGCTTGTAGGTTCCGCGTTGTTTAGCTTGTCCCATGATGGGCTCCTATATAAGTTCGCATTCTCGGATAAGTGAGCGTCCAAAATCTGAATCTAAAATTGTATCTGCTTCGCCATTGTGCGCTCCTATATCAGGGTTATTGGTCGGCGGTGGGCGATGTGGTTGCCGGACAGATCTGGCTTGCTGTACCACCAGAGCCACCATTTGCCTTGCCACTTGGTTCGCCACATCTTGCCTGCTATGGGTGGATACGGGGGCGAGCCAGTACAATCTTTGAGTTTATTCAAGTTGATTTCAGTCATCATTGCGACGGAGCTGTCGATCAGAATTTCATCACTGTCTGGTTGACTCCAATGTTCGTCCAGAGGGTTGGCTATTGGTGGGATTTGGTTAGTCATAAAACCTCCTTAATAGTTTCCGTCATTTAAAACCCGACAAAGCCTGCCGCTGTGGACAGGCAAAGGTTTTAAATCGACGTTGGTTAATTCGGAGCTGTCAGATCTTAGGCCAGTGAGGCCGTGGGATTGAAGCTCTTTCTTTAACCAATGCAATGCTGTTTCTTCACATTCGGCTACAACTACCGCCGCAGCACCTACAGGGTGATGGCCTTTGAAAGTTGTACATGTCCAGGCACGCATGTAACTATTCCTCGATCTTTATGAGTCCGAATTCCTCAGCAAAGGCTTGCAACAGGCTGCTGTACTTGTGTATGGCAAAACCTTTGATATGGAAGTTAGAGTTAGGTGTCAACTGTCTTTGCCGCTTGAGTGCCGTATAAAAATGCTCGTCAAATTGAGCTTGCGTCATGACGAGCGGTAAGACAGTTGACTTGATTTTAGGGCTATTCTGTTCCGTCGACTTTGATCTCATCAGGGTCAGTGGTTTCGGCACATCCGAGTGCGTTGGAATAAGGTTCTCTTTCTTTAGTTATCTCGTCCAAAGTTCGTTTAGGTAGATCTGCTACATATTCCTCCGGCAGGAACTCGCGCAGATCAGCGTAGTTGGCGCAAAAGAATATCATGGCCATTTCTGTGTTGTTGTCCGCGATAACAACATAGTGGTTGTATTTAGCCAGGGCGTCTTTGCGCTTGAAGTCGTTGGCATGGGCTTCAGCAATTGCGTCTTCGACTGTTGCTATGGAGTCGGCCCGAGCGGTGGATGCTTTGTCATAGGCTTCTTTGAGTGTGTCGTAGGTGGATTTGTCCTTTTTATACTGGGTTAGCTCGGCCTTGCGCTCGGCCATGAGACCGAGGGAAGCGCATTTTACATGCTCCACAGTTGCGGATGCTGGTGTGTTGTCTTTGAGGCAATCTACACGACGGCCTCCAAAGTATTCGTAGTCAAGATAGACTTGATTATGTGTGTTGATTGCGTCAGCTACAGATTGGGCAGCGTCTCTGGTTTTGTACGCAGCCACAGTAGAGTAGCTCATGACTACTCTGAAGCTCTCTGTATCGTATTCGATGTGTGGTGCTTCAGGGCACTGTGGATGTGTGGGCAGCAGGGGCACGCCGTCGAGGGCGCATTGAAGTTCGATTAGCTGCTGTTTGGCTTCGGGAGTGAGGGCAAGAAGTTCAGCTTCGGTGTGTTGGTGGACTGTTTTCATGTCGGTCTCCTTATGAGGTTTGGACTTCGACAAAGATTACGAGAGGTGCGTCTTTTGGAAGGAAAGCTTCAGGCTCGCCCTCCATTTCGGGTAATGGCTTGATAACGTTGAAATAGGCTAGTTCGGAAATGTGCTTGCGACAAGGCATGTCATCCAGGTCATATGAGCCGATTAGCTCGACACAGCCCTTTTCTCGATGGAAGGCTATGCAGCGGTGGATTGGATTGCCTCTGCTGAAAGATACCTCGACTATGTACCAGAACATAGGTTTGAGGTAGTTTTTGTTTTTGGGTTGCTTTTGGCACATTAGGATTGATCCTCTTGGTTGATGTGAAGTTGGCCGTCCTTGTAGGTGGCCTTTACGGTTTGGTCTCCTTCTGGGGAGCCGGAGTCGATTCCGATGAAAGGATAGTTGCTCCTTTCGATAAGGCTCGTGATTCGGAGCCAGTCAGCATCGCGTTCGTCTTTTGTTTTGTAGAAAGCACACTCCTCTCTATCCTCTCCACGGCAGAAGTCGATCCGGTATTGAATCTTTCCGTCAGTTGGAAAGATAGTATCGAACCTGCTCAGGTTGTAGACTCGGTTTTGGAGTATTATCAGCATGTGTGGCTCCTAACAGTTAATAGTGTTATTGGTTGTTTCCGTGCTCTTTGTAGTTGAAGCCTAAGGATTGAAATCGTTCGCCTGGAATGATGTCTTTGTGGCTCTTGACGAGGGAGACTTTCCATTCATGATCTTGAATCCCGCAACCAGCAATTCCCATTGTGAAGAGTCTGGGTGAGTCAGTTAGTTTGTCTATTCTGTCACTGTTGTAGAAGGATTGATATTGGTTGCCGACGATGGCTGTGAGACCGCTGGAGGGCATCCACTCTTCATAGTCGGTTCCGATGTAGTTGCCGTGCCAGAGTTGGACTATGTCGCCGGAAAATAGCTCGTTGCCGTGCATGTCCCGCTCATGGGTGGGTATGCCTATGTCGCACATGCAGCATGTGCCGCTGTATATTCGGATCACTGGTTGTTGCTCCTTTTTAGTGTCTTCGTTCATCTGAATCTCCGTTGTTGGGTGGGAGGTAACTGGCAATACGTATGGAACCGTGCCAAACGTATTGACGCTTGCCTCTCAAGCCGATTCTATGAGGTCTTTCGGTTGACAGTTGGGGTTATCACAGTGCTCCCAAGCTAGGCCAAATCCAAAACCAAGAATCTTTAGTACAAATGCCCACTTTAACATCCAGGTAACCCATTTGGTAGCTCTCTTGATAGAGAGCTGGGTCGGTAGATAGATGCCTGTGTCTGAGGAGGTGTGTAATACTTTTGGCCAATAAATCTCGATGGACAGGAAGCCAAAGTAAAATACAGCTCGATCGTGGCTAAGTTTCATTCAGGGTTCTCCTTCGTATTCAGTTGCTAGGTCGAGCAAGGCGTCTTGTTTGTCAGCTTCTGCTTCGGTTGAGAACTCTTGGTTGTCGCGGCTGAGCCATCGGGTTACTTGTCGGGCCATTTTAATCTCCTGTTAGCGGTCTGTAGCCTTTATGGCCTCATATGTGTAGCTGGATAGTTTGGGCGAATTGCTCAGCTGTTGGGCTATTCGCTTGGCCTGGGTTTCAGAGAGGTGCCCGGTTATGGCCTCGCCTCGGGGTGAGCATGGGTGGTTGCCGGACTGGGTTGAGCACGGGGCTTGGCGCAGGCACTTTCTGATGACTATCCAGGGCTGTTTCATGGTTGTGACCTTATGAGGTGATGATTGCGTATATGACCCAGGCAGGTATGGATACTGCTGTGACCACTACCCACAGGCTGAGCAAGGGCACAATACGACTGCGATCGAGTGCGTCGTTGGGTATGAAGATGCCTGCGCACACGGTGAGAATGAGCACGACTAGGTTGATTAAGAATAGTTTTGTGTAAAAGTCCATTGTTGGCTCCCGTTGTGGTTATGTCTCGTTGTTTTGTAGCTAATCGCCAGTATATCATATTGATGTTTGGTTGTCAACCCGACTCGTCAACATAGCTGGTTGCTTTGGGAAGCGGGCACCAGCGGGGGATGACGAAGGTCGGGGAGCGGTAGGTCGTGCCTCGGAAATTGTGTCTCGTGTGCGGGAGCACGGCTTCTTTCTTATAATAGCCGCACTGATATGATTGATCGATGTCTTCTAGAGTGACTGCTTTGCATGTTGGTACGGTTGTGTGAGATGTATGTGAGCGGCGCTGCCTGCGATAGGGACAGCCTTTGCATGATGTGATGGTGATTGTGCGGTTCACTGTCTGATCTCCTTGCCACAGCGTCGGCATTTTTCAATTCTGGGCCACCAAGCAAGGTGGGTGAGCCCGCCTTCTTGGATTATTTTGTAGTTGTGCCAGCCGAGGGCACACAGTATTTTGGTGAGCTTCATTGATTTATCCTTTGAGCTGGTTGATGCTGACTTTAAGTTTGACGATAGGGACTGTGACGAAACCAGTGTCCACGTCTCGGTGGCTTGGGTGGACAATGTCTTGGTCGACGAGGGCTTCAAGCATGCCTTCATTTTCGCTCCAGTTCTTTATGGCATACTCGTCGGGGGCGAGGTCAGGAACCCATGTGGTTATGCGGGCAATGCGGGCAATAGGGCCGTGTTTGAGACTGGTCAAGGAGAGTGAATAATCTCCGTTGGCATAAGTGGTGACGGTTATTTGACCTTTGTAGTTTTTGAATGTAAGTTCCATTGATTTATCCTCTAAGGGTGTGGCTGAGAAGCACGGCGGCAAGGAGGACGAGCACAAGCACGATGTCTTCGTGTTTTGTCCACCAGTCAAGCAGCCGGATGTATAGGGATTTGTTGAGTTTGCACATATTTTACCTCTTGGATTGTTTGACGAGCTTCAGGTCGTAGCCCAGAGCGAAGGCAACTGGGTAGAATGTGCGAAGCTGGGGGCATAGGGTGTTGTCGTTGACCCAGTTGCGTAGGGTGGAGGCATGTACGCCGGCTTCTTCGGCCAAATCGACGAGTTCGTGGTGCTCGTAGAGGCGGAGGGTGATTTTGAGTTCTTCAAAGATTTTGTATGTCATTTTAGGCTCCTTGTTGGTTTGGCCTTGAGTGGCAGAATTGCCAACAAGCCACACTCGGGGGAATGCGGCTTAGTAGCAAGCTGGCTCATGGTCATTTTGTAACAAAAGCGGCTCTTTTTGCCAGGTATATTTGCTTAGCTACACTCTTTTTAATCCTGCTTTTCCAAAGAAACCACGATTTGCAGGACATACAGCCTCCGCCTTGGTGGTCGAGAGTGTAAATGTCGGTGCTCCCGCACTTTGGGCAGCTCCATTCAACCTTTCCGCTTTTACTCAGCATGGTTTGTTCTCAACTCTTCTTTTAGCTTTAGGAGTTTGGATTCGTATCGGGCTATTTCTGCCTCTAGTCGCTTTATTGCTTCTTGCTCTAGGCCAGCACGGACTGTTTTTAAAAACTCGGGCTTGCTGGCTTCCTTAATGGCCCAGTCACACCCGGCCAAGGCAAAGCCTAGAACCCACATGTAGCCTTTAGGAGTGACAGTTTGTCCGTCTATTTGGATAGTTGGTGCGAAGTTTGTCATTGGTTGCTCCAGTCGATTAGCAGGTGGCATGTGCAGAATGGGCTCATACCGAGAAGGTGTTCGGGTCGATAAGTGGCATTCATGATGGCGGCCTTTTTGTCCCCCAGACCGCATGATTGGTCGGGGCCGACTCTGCGAGGCTCCCGGATGGGCGGCGCAATGACTTTTGGAGCCATTTCCTTGAAGGTGGCCTTGGTTTTGCCGGTCATCTTCTTGGGATTGCGTGGCTTGGCCGACGATTTTGCCCGTTTTGTGGGCTTGCCGATGAGAATCTCGCCCAATTGTTCAGGCGGGATGAGGGCGAGCCAGTCGTTTTGGGTGTCCTTTGTCATGATTGTTGCCTCAGGAGGTGGAAGATTTCGGCTTTGATCTGCAGCTGGTGTGGTTCTGGGAGCTTGGCCCAGGCTTCAGCGACCTGGATGGCCTCGTGGCTCAGCTCGCTGGGTTGTTCTCCGTACATGAGCCACGAGGGGGAGCAGCCGAGAGCTTTGGCGATGGCTGCGATCTTGCGTGGCCGGAGGCTGCGGTTGTTTTCAATCTTCTGTATGACGGGCTGGTTGGTTCCGGCCTGGACGGCTAGCTGCTCTTGAGTCCATTTCTTCTCGCGTCGTTTGCAGCGGAGGCGTTCGCCGAGGGTCGATGGTTGGGTCATGCCTGCTCCTTTACTTTGTCTGTGATGAGGATGCCGTTGAGGTGATCGACCTCGTGCTGAGCGCAGGCCGCGGCGAGGCCACTGAGCTTGTGCTTGATTGGCTGCCATTCACTGTTATAACCTGTCAGGGTGATGCGCTTGTGCCGCTTGACCCTTACACGTTTGCCAGGGCAGGAGAGGCAGGATTCGATGCTGAATCGTGTGGCTTTTCCTCGTGGTGTGATTACGGGGTTGATGACTGCCAGCCGCAGCCCTTGGACATCCATGACGATTGCGCGACTCAGGATGCCGATCTGGTTGGCGGCAAGGCCGAGGCCCTGTCGTCCGTACATTGTATCGAACAATTCGGCTAGGAGCGGTCTGGTGTTGGCTCCGTGAGGGATAGGAATGGCGGTTGCTGACAGTTCTGGTGCCTTTTTGGTGAGGATTTTACGCATTTTCGTTCTCCTGAGAGGACTTCTGTGTCGTGTTTTGGAGTTTCTTGTCCATTTCTCGCTGTAGAAATGCTTTTACGAGTTGTTTTGTGCTTGGTTTGCAGCGCAGATCCATGTAGATGGATGTGGTTGTGCCTGTGGCCGGGTCTGTGTCTTCGTAGTACGACATGAAGCTGGCCTCTTGTTTATCCCAGACAATATGCAGTTGTTGGGCTATGTGCAGGATGCGACCGACCTGGGTAACGATGTATTGGGCTTCTGCGTGGGCTTGGTTGTTGGCTGCCTGGACGCGGCCCTGGGAGATCAGGGGTAGCTTTTGCAGGTCGGATGGTTGGATGACTCCGGTGGCGAGGGTTTCGCCTGATGGTGAGGTTTCTTTGTATGTGAATAGTGCGTAGATCATGAGAGTTCCTATAGTTTTAGTTCGCTTCTGAGTTCGAAGGCTTCTTGTTGGCTACGCCGACGTGCGCGAGGCATTGAGTGGGTGCGTTCGGCTGAGCAACCGATGCGCTCGGCCCATTTGATCCAGGTCGGCCCGTGACCTGTTTCGCCGTCGATACGTAGGGCAAGGTGATGTGCTATTTCGTGCAAGATAGTATCTATGAGCTGGGCTAGAACGTAGGTTTGACGAAATATAGGGCCAGATATCTCTACTGTGAGGGAGAGGTATTTGGCTTTTCCGGCTGTTGAGGTCAGCCGGTCATTGATTGAGAAACCTAGCCGATTGAGCACGTCAATGGCTTCGATTTGTTTCTCTTCGGTGAGGTGGAGCCTGAGTCTTTCGGCTGCGGCGCGGCAAGCGTAGTTCCAGGCGAGTTCGGCGTCTTCGTGTGTCATTCGTCGTCTCCGTGCAGCCCTTGTAGCTCGGCTGGGAGTTGGTCGAAGTCTTCTTCTGGGCCTAGGATTGTTGCGAGGGCTTGGACGGTTTCGGGGTCAGTGACGTAGTCCTCGGCCAGCTGGTTGAGGTAGTCTTGGCGAGAGGTGTAGCCGTTTTGGCGATATATGTCTGGCATGGTGGCTGTCCTTAATAATAGTAGTTGAATGGTTGATTGTCTATCTGCCCCACGATGCAGTACTGGCCGCTGTCGTGGAGCTGTATGTGGATGTTGGCGGCTCCGAGCGCACGGATTTTTTGCTTGATGCGCTGGGAGGCGTGTCGGTGGGTAGTGGTGAGGATTTCGAGGATCTTCTCTCGCTTATCGTCTGTTGTCAGATATTTTTGTGGCATGTTGTGTGCTCCTTGTCGGGTTGTGTGGCTGCCGGTTGGGCAGGTTGGGGCGTGGTTTTGCCGCGCCGTATTGGTATGGTATGTCATGTGGGGCGGGAATGCAACTTTTAATTCGCATTGGCGGCGGGTTGGTTGGCGGCGCGGGGTTGTTCCTTATATGGTGGGTGTGATGGGGGTGTGTGGCGCGTGTGGTGCGTTGTGCGGGGTTATTGTGGTTTGTTGATGGGGCGGTCGTGGTTTTGGGTGATCGTCGTGTGGTGGCGTTTTGTATAACCAGCATCATACCTGCACCATATTGCGCTCAACCAAAACAACCTACACAACCCCTTGGGGCGCAATGCACATGACGGAAAATGGGGGCGAAACGTGAATATAGCGGGGCTGAGCGGGTGATAGGTGAGATGGGTGATAGGCTGTGAGTGGCTCTGCCTGAGAGCGTGGGAGGTAGGTTGGGTGAGTGGCTCTGCCTGCTCCGCAGGGCGAAGCCCTAAGGAGGGTATATACATATAATATATTTTTCATATTTCAGGGGGTCGGCGCGTTTTTTGGGGGTTTGCTTTGTGTTTTGTGCATTAGGTGGTAGTGCTGGTTGTGTCGGTTGTACGTGATGTGGTGGAGGTATGGTACAGGTTGTGCGGAAAACGGAAAAACTCGTTTAAAATTAACGGGTTACAGAAATTGGTTGTGCAAAAAACGCATGACGTGAATATGTTTGAACTGGGTTTTTGTGATAGTTTTTGGGTGATTTGATGGGAGTTTGGGGTTTTTTGTAGGGATTTGCTGGGAGATTGTGTATTGCTTGTGATGTTTCACGTGAAACATATCAAAAATTGGTCATCCTTGACCAATTTTGTGCGGTTTTTAGAGTTTCAACATGGCTGCTGTTGGGATAGGATTGTTTGATTGGCGTTCTGCCTCGAGTTTTGTCTTGTATATGTCGGTTTCTTCCAATTGGGTTTTGATGGTTTGGGTCATTTCGGGTTCAAAATCCTTATTGGCTTGTCCTGCGATGGCTTTTGCTAGTGCTTCTAAACCATTTTCGATGGTTTGGCCTTTGGCGAATTTGATGCCATACTTTTGTAACGTGTGTTTTAGTGCTTTTTGTTCTGGTGTTGATGTGGTTCTTCCGCCACCACCGAATGAGTACGTTCCATCTATGAGTTTGGCTAGTCGTTTTTCCACATCCTCTTGACGTTCTTCTGGTGTGGATTTGCGTTCATTTTCGCCTGATCCGCGTTTTGATGTGCTGTGTGCGTCAGTTAGGATCTTTTGAAAGCCTCGTGTTAGTAGACCTATGGCAATCGGGGTCAATTCCCCTGCTTCATTGATGACCTGTTGGTCTAATTGGTATGGATGGCCACCTACGGTTGCGTTTAATTTGATGTTCATTTTTATGTATCCTTAGCCACTTCTGGCTTGTTGTGTGTTCCATAGGGCGGATTGCCCGCAATACCCACTCAGAGAATGGGTATTACGTGTTGGCCGCCTATAAATTCGGATAGATATCTTTGTCAGGTTGGTCGGTTGTTTGACGGCTTTTAATTTTAATACTCTTATATCCTTGTTGTTTCCAGGTTTCTTTTTCCGCGTCGATTTCGTCCACACAATCTTGACGGTCAAAAGAACCATACATGATTTCTGGTGCATTTTCAATGGTTGCTATTACTTCGTAGTATGTTTGCATGGTTATTTACCTTTTATCTGGCCTGGGGTATGTATGTTTGGAACCGTGCCAAACATACATACCCTTTGCCTATCATCCAATATCCACAATATCCAATACACTCACGGCAACGGTCGGACTGCACGGGGAGCACCCTACCAATATCTGCAAGCCGTCTTGGTCACTGGCTACGCCACGTATGAATCCGCCCAACTCTTCACCATCTTTCCGTATGGTGACAGGTTCGTCGATTTGTCCCGCATATTGTGCGGCTAGCTTTTGTTTTGTGTGCATAATCTTATCCTTTGGCCTTTCTTTGGCCGGGTTGAATGAACATAGGCCGGTGATATGGCCGGTCAACAAGGCGTTATGCCCCGCCGACACAAACAGATTAGTGCATGACAGGGCGGATGTCAACAACAAAATACAAAATAAATACACATCATCACAAATAATCCTGCACTATATAGAGTGACCGAGCCACCACCACGCGACCGAGCCACCATGTATATCCATGCTGTGTTTGTGGGTATTCTATTCGGCCCCCAGGTGTTCTTTTTTCGAGTTGGTCCTCTTCTATCGGCCTTGACGAATCTACTCTACCCAAATGAAACGGAGCAATACGTTTGCCTCCCAACCCATAGTCGCTTGGTTGTCCAGCATATTGTATGTACGCTTGCCGCCATTCCTTATATATGGGTTGACAACCGCGCCCGAATGTGCCATATTCCCAACCAGCCCCCCGACAACCTTGAGCCGCCAACTATGCCCACACCGCCAGCCCCGACAACCAATGACCTGAGTCGCGCCCCGGCTTTGCACAGGCTTCAGCAACAGCTCCGTGACGGGCTTACCCACCCGGTCATGGCTGGGTCGCCTGTTGTGGCAGAGATCCATACCCGAGCAGCCCGAGCAAAGCGAGACCTCTACCAAAACCACTCAGGCTGTCGATCGTGCGGGCCTGCGAGCGAAGCGAGTAGTCTACCAAACAACCACAGCCCAAACCAACCCGAGACCTACAATGAGCGATAAATTGAAACTGTCTAAAATTATCTTGGAGACAAAAGCAGGCAAAGAAGTTCCTTTATCACTTGAAGAGGCCCAGGAATTACACCAGCAGCTTGATACGCTGTTTGGGAAGAAAGAGGTCTTTGTGCCGTCGACACCTGTTGTCATCGAGCGCGATAGATGGCCTTATACTTCGCCATCTCTTTGGTACAGCAACTCATCTGCACCGTTGTCTTTCCAGGACAAGTTTGAAGGAGACAGTGGGCTTGCAATCAGTTATTGTGGCACGGCCTGCGAGTAGTCTCTCATGACCACGCAGCCACATAGTCAAGAAATCTACACTGACACGACTCCTGTTCCTGCGCTTACTCGGATTCTGGATTCACACATGACTGCCGTGCCGACGATGACCTTCTCGTGTGTCAAGCACCTTGGCCCAGTGCGCCCGTTTGCTGCAGACGAGCTTACCTTCAGCCAGCGCAAGGGCATTCAATACGAAAAGCGTGTGGGAAAGAAGATTCTTCTTTGGGCCGCGCTTCATGATGTATGTGCTTGTTGGGTTGGTGAGTGGATCGAATATGATGGTCGCTTAGCCCAGCCAGACTTTGTGTTGTTCTTCCCAGACAATCGCGCCATCCTCTTTGAAGCCAAACTGACCTGGGTCGACACCACGCAGCAGCTTGCTTTGTATGAAGCACTTTTGAATGTTTTGGGCTTTACAGGTGTGATAAAGGTGACTGTGTGCAAGAATCTTTGTCATGGTGTGGATCGAGCCAAGATCGTCCGCTCTCTCGATGATATCTACGATGGCTGCGTTTTGCAGATGCGCTCATGACCTTAGTTCTCAAGTCTGGTGAAAAGCTTCTGGCGGAAACACCTGAGTGGAAGAAGAGCCCTGCTACGGTTGTGCCGCTTAAATCGGTTGCAGAGTTCGAAGAGCGGGCCAACACTTATTTCAAAGATTGTATCAATCGGGAGGAGCGCCCAACTATAACTGGACTTGCTCTTGCTACAGGACTGCCTGGCCCGACTACCCTTCTTCGGCTTGGTCAGCGTATCCCTGAACTCCGTTATTGTCTTTCTCGATCCATCACCGCCATTGCTCACGAATATGAGTTGATGATTGGAGCTGGCAATGCGACTGGCCCTGCGTTCATGCTCAAGAACTTGCCCGACTTCGATCCTGAAGAACCTGATGGCGATCCGGCTGTGTTGTTCTTCAACGACCGCAAAGAAATCACCCTCACCCATGATGTTGTGGGCGCGGCTTCGGCAGGTGACGATTACGAAGGGGCTGATCCGCTTGATGTGTATCTCTCAGTAATCAAGACTCCTATTCGGAACAAGGCCAGCACGACACCGGTGCTTGATCGCAAAACAACTACCAACGCTCGTCCGGCTATGTTCAGGATCATTGACGCAGCCGAGAAAGAAACCCAATCCACGGAGCCATCGTCATGAAAGGCATCGAGCTTGATTGGCGAGCCCCGGACTACACCAAGATCTATGAATTGCGGACGGAAGCTCTGAGTCGTTTGCGTGAGAATCCTCAAGCCTTGGCCCAGCTGAAGGCATATTATGCTGAGAACTGGGTCGATTTTATTAATGACTGGGGAATGACTTATGATCCCCGGAAGCAGGGAGAGAAATACTCTCCATTTATCTTGTTCCCCAAGCAAGAGGAGTACGTTGAGTGGGTTCAAGGGTTGTTCCTGAGTGGCCGACGTGGGCTTGCGGAGAAAAGTCGCGAGGTCGGATTCACTTGGCTCTGTGTCGCCTGCGCGGTCTGTATATGGCTGTTTGTGCCTCATGCTGTTGTTGGCTTTGGCTCGCGTAAAAAGGAACTCGTAGACAATGGTGAAGCCGATCCTGACTCTATCTTCTGGAAGATCAGGATGTTCATCGACCATTTACCTGTTGAGTTCTTGCCCTCAAATATTAAACAGGGTCGTAAGCTGATGTCAGTTCCCAATCATTCCAACAAGTCTGTTATAAAGGGCGAGATTGGTGATGAGATTGGGCGAGGTGGCCGCGCAGGCATTTACTTTGTGGACGAGTTCGCTCATCTTGAGCACCCTGACATGGCAGAGAGCGCCCTGAGTGCCAACACTGATTGCCGTATATATGTCTCGACCGTGAATGGGCCAGGCAATCTCTTCTATAGGCTGCGGCATTTTCTGCCAAATGACCAGATTTTCATCTTTGATTGGAAAGATGATCCACGCAAACGCCTGAATCCTGACCTGCCGCCTGAAGAGGAGCCCTGGTACAAGAAGCAGGTCCGGGAATTGTTGCCTACCACGCTTGCAAGCCAGGTCAATCGTAATTATCATGCCTCCGCCGCGAATACTTTTATGGATGTGGATGCACTGAAGGCCGCGATTGCGAGGAAGACCCAAGATATTCAGCAGGCTCCTGACACGCCTTGGTCTGTAGGTATCGACGCAGCCGGCCAGGGCAACGATGAGATCGTGATATGGGCGCGAAAGGGGCGCATCAGTGTTGAGCCTGAGACTTACAAGGGCATGGATGGTGTTCAGCTGGCTGCTGTGGTTGAGCGCAAGTGCACAGCCCTGCTTTCTACTGGCCCTTTGCGTGTTATCGCTATTGAACGCGACGGGCCGGGCGGCTCATGTGCCGATCAGCTTGCCTATGGCCCGTTCGCTTCTATTCTTGTCGCTCTCCACACGGGCGCGAAGCTGAAGGACGGCAAAAATTACAATGTGCGGGCCTGGCTACATCAACAGGCTTATGATTATGTGAAGGAAACCGAATGTTCCCTGCCGAATGACCATATTTTCGAGAGCCAGGCCTCGGCAATCCAATCCACGCACAAGGGCGGCCTGCTCCTTATTGAGTCCAAAGACGATTATCGGGCTCGATTTGCAACAGGCCGGTCTAAGCAGGACAAAGCTGCTTCCCGTTCCCCTGATCGGTGGGATAGTTTTACTCTTTCCTTTGCTCAAACTCGCGCACCCCTCATCAGGGCGATTTCGAATGATGAAGAATTCTTTGGCAGAAGGGGCTCGTCCGGGTGGCAGCCCAAAGACAGTGTGATGGGCTACTAACAATACGTTTGGCACGGGGCAAAAAGGCAATACGAATGACTATAAAAGACTTATCTGATGAAGAACGCGAGGCGCTAACCCAGCAGCTTTGTGAAGAACGAGACTATGCGGTTAAAAAGCGCAAGACAAAGGGACTGGATGCAGTCTGGTCGAACGCCCGAGCACGGTATGAGGGCAAAGAGCCGGTTGATTCTTCTGCATCTGCGTTTGAAAAACCTGACACCTTGGACGCTCCTGTATATACCAACGTAGACAAACCCAAACATGGGCGCGGCTCGACTGTGGTGCTGAATATTACACGCCCCTATGTGAATGCAGGCACGGCTATGGTGGCGGATATTCTGTTGCAGTCTGGAAAGCTGCCATTCTCTTTGCGCTCGACACCTGTTTCTGATGCTCAAACCCTGCTGAGTGCGTTGAGTGACTATCCGGAGGCGCTTGAGTTGCTTGGCTCGGTTGCTCCAGAGCTTGCCCAGCGTATGAATGTGCAGGAAGATACAGAAACCGGTCCGGCAGCCCAGGCTCTGAAGTATATTGAGGACTGGCTCAAAGAAGCTCAATGGGATGCTGATACTCGCGAGCAGATTATGGAGGCGGGCAAGGTCGGCACAGGTGTGATCAAGGGCCCATTCCCTCAGATGCGGAAGATGAATAGCGAGATAGAGCAGTTCCTTGATCGTTTGCCGGGTGCTTTTAAAGACCCTAATCGAGGAAAGGAGATCCAACAGCGGTTACTTGCCCAACTCCAATATACTCCCGGCACAGAGTGTGTCAAGGTTGAGAATTGCTATCCTGATCCTGGCTGCGGCACGGATATTCAGAATGGGCGGTATTTTTATGAGCACGTACCCGAAACTACTCGGCGTCAGTTGACAGATTATAAGGAAGATCCAGCTTATGACTCTGGGCAGATTGACGAGTGTTTGAAAGAGGGGCCGCAGATTGTAGGCAAAAGCGACAGGGAGGCCGAGAAGGGGCCGTTTGAACTCTGGGTCCGGACAGGCACGTTGACGTATAAGGGTCAGGAAGAGACCAAGGAGTTCGGTTTCCAAGTCACTGTCTTGTGTAATAAGCGTATTATTAAGAGTGAGGCTTATTGGTTGGAGGATCAGAAGTTTCCTTATTGGCTGCTTCAATGGTTGCCTCGTGACGGGTGTTGGACTGGGATCGGGATTGCCGAGCAGGCTGAGACTCCTCAACGAGGTGTGACTGCGTCTGTGCGGGCCTTGATGGATAATATGGGATACTCTGTTGGGCCGCAGGTTCTGGAGATGGAGGGCTTGATTGAGCCGTGTGATGGTAATTGGGAGCTGTTCCCTTACAAACGCTGGCGTGTCAAGAGTCCTCTTCCTGGTGTTGATGCTGTGGCCGAGGCTTCAAAAGCGCTGACGTTCTTGGAGTTTCCGAACTACATGAATGAGATCATGCCTGCCATTAACTTTTGGCTCAAGATGGCTGAGGACACGACTGGATTGTCCTTGCTTCTCCAGGGCAAGGCCGTGACTGAGGCTGTAGGCGTGAGCCAGCAGCTCATGAACAACGCTACGACTGTTCTGCGCCAGGTGGTGAAGGCTTGGGATAATGGGACTTGTCGACCACAAATCTCGGCATTTTATGAGTGGAGCCAATTATACGGGCCTAAAGAAGTTAAGGGCGATGCAGTCATTGAGCCGCTCGGGTCGTCGTCTTTGATCGTGCGTGAGCTTCAGCAGCAGGCACTTCTCCAACTTGGTGATAAGGCGGTTCAACCCATTTATGGCCTTAGTCCTTCCAAGTGGATGAAGCTCTATCTTGAAGGCTTCCAGATGAATTATGAACAGCTGGCTATGACCAAGGAAGAGCGTCTGCGGTTGGAGGAGGCGGAGAAGACGCCTGATCCGAAGATCCAGGTTGCTCAGATCGAGGCTGCTGCCGATGTTCGAATTGCTCAGATGAAGCGGGAGTCAGAAGATTTGCAAACGGCTTTGAAGGCGATGCAAGATGACTTCACGACTACGCAGGCTGATCATATGAAGCGGCTGGAGAGTTTGGCTGAGGCGGCTGGGTTGTTGCAGACTGTTCGAGTGACTGGCGAGGGCCAAGATCAACCAGCTGCCGTGCCGCCTATCGAGGGTGAGGTTGTTGATCCTGCCGAGGTTGAACAGGCTCTAACTGTACTGGAAGGAGGCCAAGCCTGATGAGTGTAGCAGCCAAAACCAACGTGCCATCTCTCTCTGCGGCTTTCTTTCTTGGCCCGCGTGAGGGCCAGTGTATTGACCCCGTACAGCTTTTGCAATATTTGGACAATTATGCTAATATTTTAGCTGAGGAAACAGCCAAGCCCGGACTTGACCCTACGAAAACTGAATTAGCTAGAGGCCAACGCCTCCATTGTTTAATGCTGATTAGAGATATCAAAGAGGAACTGAAAAATGTCACAACCCGATGACAGCAATCCAGGGATTGCACCTGGCGATCCCGGCAATCTTGACGACCCTAACCTGATTGACCCCAACAACCCTGAACCACCTGGCGATCCTGGCGACCCGCCTGAGCCTGCGCCGTTCATTCGTGACTTCGACGAAGAGACAGCTTATGGGATTCTCTCCCGTGCTCGTGAACTACCTGACAACCTGACTGCTATGGAAAACCGTGTGCAGGGCGGTTTGGGAGATTTGACTCGGCGATTTGATGAGTATCAAAAGGGGCTGCCTACGCAGTCTAGTTTTGATGCAGAAAAGATTCAAAAAGGACTTGAAGCCTATGACCCAAAACTTGCAGAAGTTCTTGGGCCACTATTGCAGGACGCATTTAAAACATCAGCCTTGGATGAAGCCACTCTAAGCCCGCATCTTAGTCCTATGAAAACTGAGATGCAGGACTGGATGGGCCAACAGCTGGTATTGAGCGCTTATTCTCCTGAAGCGCTTGCGGATATTGTTCCGCCTGTGAAAGACGGGAGATTTGAGCCGCAAGGAGAGCGGCACAAAGACTTTATATCTTGGTATACTAAGCAGGGTTATCAAACCCAGCAAGCTCTTCTTTCGTTCGGTGCCCCTTATGTACAAGCCCTGCGTCAGTTTGAGAAGTGGGAAGCCAAGACTAATGAGGATCGTGCGGCTAATGCTGGCAAGCAAACGCAACGACTGCAGAACGGGCAAGTGCCCTCCAGTCGAAAAAACCTGCCCCCGAAACCAAAACCTCTGACCCCTGATGAGGCAATGCAAGCGGGATTCGATGAAGTTATAAAAGAGATGAGCTAATGACTGGACAAACTTATACAACTCAGGTCGGCCAGCACGAGAAATTTAAAGGCCGTATTCTTGCGAAAGCACAAGCACAAGAAATGCTGACCAAAGTCGGCGCTATGGATGAGATTCCTCAGAATCAATCCGAGCTGATCGAGTGGAAGCGTTTCCTTCCCTATGGTGGTGTGGACAACCAGTGGATTGCTGCTGGCGGCGACACAACCTTTATCAATGAGCACCTAATCAGTGATGGCGTAACCCCTACACCGGATTCAATTGCTTGGACAACCCTCAGCACCACGTTGCAGCAGATTGGGTGCTTGTATTCTTACACCGACAAGTTCAAATACGTGCATGAAGAGGGCAACACTGTTCCTCCTGAGATGGAAGATCAGTGCGCGGCTCGACTGGTGCTTGCTCGTGAAATGATGGTCTATGGCGAGATGAAGGGCTGTACTAATCAGTTCTTTGGTGGCACAGGTGTTTCTGTGGCGACTGTCAATGGCCCGCCTACGAAGGCACTGTTTCAGGACATTTCTCGAGCTATTCTGGGTGCGCACGGCATCACCGTTAACAAGATGCTGAAGTCGGGCACTAACTATGGTACGCAGAGTGTGCAAGCGTCTTGGCCCGTCTACTGTCACACAGATATGGAGAAGACTTTCGAGAATGTTGTCGGCTTTACTAAGGTAGCTGACTATGGCTCGAATGTGCAGCTGCTCGATCCTGATTACGAAATTGGCGCTCTTGGTCGCTTTCGTATCATTATCAATCCTATCCTGACTTATCAAGTCGGGGCAGGCGCAGTCATTGCTTCGTGGGTACCTTCCACCACGCCGAAGGCTGACGATGCAACGAACATCGACGTGTATCCGTTGATCTGCATTGGTCGAGGCAAGGCTGGCGGTGATGCGTTTGGTCAGGTTGCGCTGCGCGGCAAGAGTGCGTTGAAGGCTACTCATCTTCGGCCGGATCAGGAGTCCAAATCGGATCCTCTCGGTCAACGCGGCTATGTTGGTGGTATTACGTGGCAGGCGCAAGCAGTTCTCAATGACGCATGGATGGCTGTTGCGTTTGTTGGAACAGAGGACTAAAAACCATGGCATCACTCAATGAAACAATGAGTGCCCTGCAATCTCACCTCCCTGCTGGCGGAGCCGAAGCACTCCGCCAGTATTTGGAGGGGACGCAGAAAGGCACGATCCCTATTGCTCTTGGCTCAATCACCCAGGAAGACGGTACGGCTCTTTTAAAGCAGGCGACAACTGTTGCGGGCTATGCCCAGCTTGCTAATAAAGAGCAGGTTATCATGATTCCTGTCAATGCGACTGCCGGTGAATCGCTTGGCTTCTCTGTTGCTGTTCCGCAGGATTTGGATTCAGACGAAGACATTACTGTTCATGCGCTCGTGGGTAAAGCAGCTGCTTTGGATGTTCTGACCTTAGATTGTGAGGTCTATCCTGTTGCTGTAGGTGACGTAGCAAACGCAGACATCCAAGACACTGCGGCAACAGCTATTACTGAGGCCGCAAGTGAACTGGTCTTTACTTGTGGAGCTGATGGTGTACTGGCTGCTCCTGGCGGACTGACAGTTGTCCTGTCTCTTGGCGGCACCAATGACGGAGATGCCGTTTATATTTATGCTGTCTGGATCGAATACACTCGCAAGAGTGTTTCTTGATTCTGGTTGTTTGACTTGATGAGGTAAATTATTATGGCACTAGCCAGCGCACAACATAACTTTGCAGCCAATGAGGGTCAGTATTCAACTGGTACTCGTACTGGTACTCGGACGGCTGCAGACTTTTCAATCACCTTGGGGTTCACGCCGAAGAAGATTCGGGTCATTAACCTGACTGATCGTGTAGATGCAACGCTGTTTGTTGACTCTGCTCTAGGTACGAGCAATGTTGAGGGGCTGTTGCAGGTTGCAGCAGGCACCACGACTTATGCAGATGTGGGTATCACAGTAGGTTCTGATGGCAAGAGCTTTGATGTGGTCGTTGCTACTGTCGGGCTTGAAACAGATGATGATGATGTCGTCTGGGAAGCCTGGGGTTAATTAACTACGGAGGAGGGAAGCCCGGTTTCCCTTACCAAATACTATGGCTACAATTGAGAAAGAAAGTGACAACAAGCCCAAAGTGGGTTTGGACGAGACTGTTCATGAGGACGACGGTGTTACTCAGCCGATTGTCGTGCAGGATAATGAGGCAACTGCTAAGTATGCGAGCGACTTGGCTTTCATGCACGAGAAGGTTGAGGTCATGCTTATGGATACGCAGAATCCAAATGACACAACTCGGCTTGTGACAATTACTGTCAATGGGAAGCCTTACTTCTTCATGCGCGGCCAATGGCGCACATGTCCTCGCTTCGTGTTGGAGATTATTGCTCGCGCTAAGCGGGAGAGCTGGAATTTTGGTTACAAGAAAAATTCTGATGGCTCGACCTCTGACATCAACCAGATGAATAAGATACTGCGCTACCCACATCAGTATCGGGATAAGAATCCTAAAGGTGATGCGTGGTATGAGAGCATCCGTAACAAGAGTATGTAATTGTCATGGATCGTGATGAGATTAAAAGGCAGATTCGCGTCAGGATTGGTGACGAAGAAGAGCCATATACGTATTCATCTAACCTGATTGAGGGCTGGATCAACACTGCGTATATGGCTATTCAACTTGAGTCTGACCAATGGGGATTTCATCATGTGCGAGATTCTTTCATTACTACTGTGGCTGGCACGGCTGATTATACATCAACACTTGTTAAATATCTTGACCAACAATCCCTGTATTATATTAAAGATGGTACGACTGCCCGTCAACCGTTGATCATGAAAACCTATCAGGATTGGGAGTATGAGCAGCGGTCGGCTGAGCTCTCTCCTGGCCCACCTCAGTGGTTGATTAAGAATCCTGACCAGAGTTGGAAGGTTGATCCTGAGCCAGATGGGATATATGTTATCTACGCTGATCGTTGGTTGCGCCCTACGGAAATGACTGCCGGAACTGACGAGCCTTTGTGGGAAGAGGAATACCACAAGGTTGTTCTTTATGAGGCGCTGAAGATTGCTGTGAGTCTTCGACCTGACCATCCTATGAGCCAGTCTGCGATGCAGGAGATCACAAACTTCCTGCCTCCCCTTCGAAAGGCTTTTACTAGCCGGTATCTTCCCTCTATCGGTAGTGCGGGGGCAATGGTATGACACTTGCAGAATTAATCACGGCTGTTCGGCGCAAGCTTGATGATCTTGTTGGCAAGACTTCTCTAGACGAAGATCTTGTTGTTGAGGCTCTGAATGCAGCTCAGAATGAGTTTGCTACAGAGACTTTGTGCATATTTGCTTCTGGTCCTGTGGCATACACTAGTGGCGATTCATATGTTACTCCTGCGGCCGGGACTGTCTGGATAATCGGTGCTGAATTGGGTGGCACACCTCTTCGTCGCGTCACGCAGCATGAGTTGGATCATGGTCACTTTGAGCTGAATGGGTCGGAAGATTCTGCGCGATTCTCTGCTTGGCGCACGGCAACAGGTACACCAAAATTTATCGTAACAGACTATGGCCCGTTGGCTGCTCGGTTGGTTCCTCAACCAGATAGCAGCGGCAATATTACTGTCGAACGGTACACACTGCCTACACAGATGGATCTGGAAGCAGCTCCAGATGTTGAGGCGGAAATACCTAGTGCTTATCATACAGGACTTGTTTATGGTGCCTTGGCTTATTTGTTTGATATCCCGGATCTGGAGATTTATGACATAAATCGGGCTGTGTTGTACGCAACCAAGTGGACGAAATATATTGGGTCTGCCCAGACCGCTTTGCAGACAGCTACTCGCCGGACGGACCGAGTGTTGCCTTTGCCTACTGGCTCGTTCTTTGCTCAGCCAGGTGGCAATACAATTGGCACGGTTCCAACCAGCAATACGGAGGCCAGCTAATTACATTACTGTGTATTATCATAATTAATAACTAATCAACAACTAACAAAACATTAATTTACTAAAGGATGCGCTATGCAGTTCGAGGGTTCATATAAGTTTATTGAGATTTTTGATATGCTATATCTTGGTGCAACCGCTGGGGCCGGTGCTATTGCTTGGCACATTTGGTCTGGGGATAAAATCAGCATGAAAAGGGTTGTGGCTCTTTTTGTGCTTTCTGCGATTTTTGCTGTAGTGGTGTATTTGTGGACTTGGACTTCTATGTCTGATGACCCTACTAAACATTTTGCGATTTCCATCTTGGGTGGAATAGGTGCGACTGACTTGGTTGCTGCAGTATTTGGTGCAATCCGCGCTCGTATTACAGGCGCAACTAAACAGGATGGGCCTTTCTAATGGCAGATACTTATGTAGACCTGACTGGTGGGGGCTCCGCTACGAGCCCCTATGATACTTGGGCTAAAGCTACTAGCTCTATACAAACTGGCTTGACTCAGGCTGGTGCCGGTGGTCGTTGCTTTGTAAAGACAGATTCCTCAGCGACTAACAAGGATACAGCAGCATCTACTCGTACTCTTACGAGTCCTGGTACAAAATCAAATACTACGTTTCTTATCGGTGTGGTAAGTACGACGACAGCTGAGCCACCGACTGATTCAGACATCTGCACAAGAGGGACAGATAATCTTCCGATTTTTGAGTGTACAGGATCAGGTAACGATATCAACCTAGCTGGCACTTTACACATGGCTGGCATACGTATAGTATCTGTTGACCGTTACACACAGTCTGGTAATTCGCAAATATATGCAATTAATTCGGAGATAAGTTTTGGCGGTATCTTCTTTCTAAGTACTAGTGGCAGTATTTTTGTTGGCAAGAATTGTGATTTAGCGATTGGTTCAGCAAGTTCCTATATCTTGATGAATAGTGGAAACGCAATAGAATTGTATGGCGGTTTAATTTCTGGAACATCTCCTACTTACTTGTTTACTAATACAGGTTGGATAGGTACAGCCAGGTTGTTTGGTGTCGACCTTACTAACGCAGGAAGCACACTGGTAAACGCAGGTTCATGGAAAGGTGGATTTATTAAGGTGGCGAACTGTTCGCTTCCTGCAAGCATGACAATTGCAACTGGGTTGCCGAACAGCAACTTGGTTTATATAGAAACTGTCGGCAGCAGTAATGAGACTGCGTTGGGAACTGGAGAAAGTGTTAGGGACTACGAAAAATACTCTTTAGCTGGTACTGTTGCTCATGAAATAACAGCTGTTCGCACAGACGGAGCTGATGATGGCGCAGACGGTGGTTTCTCTTTGGCGCTAACTCCGAATGTTGATTCTACGAATGAGTGCGGAATAGGACTAACCACTAAATGGTTTCCTGTTTGGGTTGACGGAGACGGTTCAACATCGAAGACGTTTACCGTGCATATTGCGAACAGCGGAGCTAGCGATTATAATACAGACGATGTTCGTTTGGAGATCTTGACCCCAGACGACGGTGGCACAACAAAACACGACTTTACTATTGACGGGGATATTGTGAATGGAAGCACTACAGCTATTACTGATGATGCGACAAGCAGTTGGGGAACTGGAGCAAGTAACGCACAGAAGCTTTCTGCCACACTTACACCGGACTTTAGTGGGTTGGCTTATGCGCGTGTACACTTTATGAAACGTTTCTCTGCTAGTCCGGAGACACTTTATGTTGATCCTTTGTTGGTTGTCTCGTAATGGCTAAGCAATATCAGACTCCGTTTAACTGTGTTATCAATGAGCAGGGCTCTAGACAGTATCCCTCATTGTTCAACGCTTTTATCAATGAGCAGCAGGCAGCTGTGCAGGCTAAATCACTGCCGCCAAGCGCACTGAAAAGAAACACATACAGCAACATGAACACACTATTAACGAGGTGATATATGGGCAGAATATACATTGCTCAGTTCAACGAAGTAGCGGTTACTGCTGCACAGGACTTGTTTGAGATTGTGGCTCCATCGACAGGTATTGTAAGGATACATAACTGGTCTATCCTACAGAACACTGACGCAGGTGATGCTGAAGATGAGATTTTGCGGATTGAAACTGTACGGGGTGACGGTACTGTCACGAGTGGCTCAGGCGGATCGACTCTGACACCGCAACCAATAGACAACGGTGATGGGGCTGCGTCGTCAACGGTAGAGGCAAACAATACCACTCGAATGGCTGTTGGTACAGGCGTGCTGGATATTCTTGAACAGTACGGCTGGAATGTGAGAGTTGGGATGGAAAAGATCTACACACCTGAAACATATCCAACAATTTCTCCATCTGACAGATGGACACTCTCTCTGGATGATACACCTACAGATTCAATCACCATGAGCGGTCATGTTACTTTTGAAGAAATAGGAGGCTAGACGAATGTCAGCAACTAATGCAACAGCGGCTGCGGTATTGTCGCTTTATTTTGAAAATGCAGATCATACGAATGTGGGTGATGCTGCAGGGCTGCAGGGATCAACTGTAGCAGGTTCGTTTTATATTTCTTTGCATACGGGTGATCCAGGAGAGACTGGGAGTCAGACTACTAACGAATGTGCGTACACCAGTTATGCTCGCGTTGCGGTAGCCAGATCGACGGCTGGGTGGACAGTTACAACGGCTGATCCAGCTGTAGCTACAAACGATGCTGCTATTTCTTTCCCTCAAGCAACAGGTGGATCTGAGACAGCTACGCACTTTGGTATCGGAGCAAATTCTTCAGGTGCAGGAACTCTGAATTTCTCTGGCGCACTTGATTCTGGTTTGGCTATTAGCAGCGGCATTACGCCTGAGTTTGCGATAAATGCTCTCAACGTAACCCTTGACTAAAGAGCGTTTTCGTGTTTCGTCGTCGCTTTAATTACCGCAGCATTCGGCCGATAGTTCTTTCGGCCGTTGCGGCTGCTGGTGCCATCTCTGGAACCGCAGCGGTAAGTTTTGCTGAGTCTGCTCAGCTGACTGCTACAGGTAGCTTGAGTGGTACGTGTGCTATTTCTGTTGGCCAGTCAGCTCAGCTGCAGGGAGCAGGACAGCTGAGTGGTAGTTCCGCTGTAGTGTTTGGCGAATCAGCACAGCTGAGTGGCACGGGAGCTGTTGCAGGGACTTCTTCCCTGATCGTGGGTGAGTCAGCACAGCTTATTGCTTCAGGTGCTTTAGCCGGAACAGCTCCAGTCTTGTTTGGTAAGTCTGCTCAGCTTTTGGCTGACGGAGCCTTATCCGGTAGTTCTGTGGTTGTGTTTGGCGAATCGGCTCAGTTATCAGGGCTGACAGATGGCGCAATCAGTGGTACTGCTGCAGTGCTGTTTGGTGAATCTGCCCAGTTAATTGCAGATGGGCAATTGAGCGGTACGTCAACGATTGTATTCGGTGAGTCTGCCCAGTTGTCTTCGGGTGGGATACTGAGTGGTACGTCGACTTTGACATTTGGTGAGTCGGCTCAGCTGGTTGCTGATGGAACGTTGAGTGGCTCGGCAGATTTGCTGTTTGGCGAATCGGCTCAGTTGAGTGGTATTTCGTCTGGCGCAGTCTCAGGAACATCGACACTGAGTTTTGGTGAATCGGTTCAGTTGGTTGGTTCGGGCGCTCTTAGTGGCACATCAACTATTGTATTTGGTGAATCTGCGCAACTTATTGACGCATCTGTTGTTGTTCCTATCATAACAGATCCTGGCATTAGCAGCGCTACACAGGTACTAGGTGTAGCTGACGCAACTATTATCAGAGGAGTAGCCAGTGCGAGAGTCATTTAGTTTAAGCCGTGATAATAAATTTGCGCTCTTCCTTCTCGAAGCGGGTGTTCCTTTAACGAGCTTGACTCACATCACGAAAGTCTATTTGGTAGTGGATGACCTGACAATTGATTCGTCTGGGAATGGAAGCGGTCATATTGATTGGAGTGAGTCTGAGGATTGGCGACCTGGGGTGAGCAGGCCGGTTATTAAATTTCAGCTTGGAACATCAGGTCTGCTGACCGAAGGGATCTACAGAGGTTGCCAACTTATTACATTTGACACAACAAACACTAACGGGTTAATATGGGTGCGTGATCTTGTATTAGAGGTAAAACCCTGATGCCTAAGCTTGATGGCATTCCTGGCTTGAATACTGCAGACGAGGATTATGAAATTGGCTTGGCTGGACTGACAGTTGCCAATAACATAGATCATTTGCGGGGCGGAAAAGCTAAACGTCGGCCAGGGCGGACACAAGTTTATAGTGGGACTCCTGTTGCAGCTGCAGGTGGGCAGTCATACTTCTTGTTTACTGAAGGTGATGCGTTGAAGCGGCTGGAGAGTGATTATACAGCCACAACTCTTGTCTCTGGGTTGCTTGACTCATCTGAGTTGTATGCCTGCCGAACTCCTGAGGGTAAGATTTATTGGAGCACCCAACAAGACAGTGGTGTGTTGGTTGAAGGTGTTAATCGGAGTTGGAATATACCCAGACCGCAAATACCAGGTACATCTTCGGCCCTTGTCGGGACATTGAATGATGCACGTTACCTTTTTGCCCTGGCCTTTTTGAAAGATGGAAATGAAGGCCCGATGTCTCATGCAGGTGTGTATGAGGGCGATACGGGAATTGATTTCACTTTGCTTGATAGTGCTGATACACTGAGTGATGTTGATCAAGTCCGGTTGTATTTATCGACTCCGAACGGGAAGGAACTGTATCAGGCCGGAGACTTCGACATAGCTGTAGCCCCTTCGTATGTGGGAGACTGTACGGAACTGGGTGTTCCTGCCGATCTGGAAGGGTTTTTGCCTATGCCAGTTGGCGGCTCGATTCGGTACTTTGCTGGACGGCTATGGCTCAAGCTTGATTCATCTCTTGTGTATTCTGAAGAATACCATTCGATGCCTAGGCCGACCAACTTTATTGGCTTCGGTGAGCGAGTGGAGGATTTCGGAGTTGTGTCTGATGGGCTGTTTGTAGGGACTACAGATCATGTTTATTTCCTGGGCGGCACGAATCCTAGAGAGTTGGTTGCTGACGGAAAAGCAGACTATGGGATGATTCCGGGCTCATTGACGATGGTGGATGGTCGGCTGTTGGGCGAGGGTATTGATGATCGTATACCTGTGTGGGCTAGTCCTCGTGGAATTTGTGCCGGGTTGCCGGGAGGACGGCTGGTCAATTTAACTGAGCGCAAGATTGATTCTCTTGCTGGAGAGAAGGGTACGTCAATGTTTAGGCAGTATGACGGCCAAAACCATTTTATTACTGTATTACAAAGCTAAGAGGAGATAATCATGGCTTTCAGACGTTCTACTGGCCTACGCAATAAGATGCTAGGCATTGAAGCACAAATGGCGACTAATGGGACTTTTGATTCCGATACGACTGGGTGGACATCAGACAGCGCAACGCTTTCGAGTGTTGCTGGCGGACAGTCTGGAAATTGTTTGCAGATTGCTGAGACAGGCGGAGTCAATCCTGGACAAGCTTATCAGGATATTACGACTGTAGTTGGTCGAGCCTATATGGTTGATTTTTATTTCAAACAGGGCACCGCTGCTTCAGGTCGTTTATTGATTGGAACTACTGGCGATGCTGACTCGATCAACGTGGGTATTCCGTTAAGTGATGCAGCTTGGACGCTCTACAGTGTGCCATTTGTGGCCACAGCCACGACTACACGGATTACCTTGCAGTCTGATGATGCAACCGCCACAGAGACTTCGTTGTTTGATGAACTTGTATTTCATGAAGCTGAAGACGGATTCCGTGGGATCATGCGGAACTGTAAGTGCAACGTGTATACTGGTTCGCAACCAACTGATGCAGACACAGCAGCAAGCGGTACGCTGCTGTATACTCTGACTGAGAGTGGTGATGGGTCGACAGGCTTGACTTTTGATGTATCGGTCGGTGGTGTGGTGACTAAGGCTGATGCTGAGACTTGGCAGGGTGTGGCCAGCAACGCAGGGACTGCGGGCTGGTTTCGCTTTTACGAAGATGGCGATACTCCTGGATCGGCTTCGACTACTTTTGCTCGGCTTGATGGAGCATGTGCGACTTCTGGAGCTCAGATGAATATGTCTAGTACCTCGATTGCTAATGGGGCGACTCAGACTGTGACTGAGTTCGAGTACACTGAACAAGCTGGCTAAAGTAATTCATGTCGACTACCTCTACAGTCTCGCTTGTTGCAGACTATCCGACTTTAGAGATAACCTCTATATCGGATCAGGTTGTTGTTGAGCTGACCCCAGATGATCCGACTCTGGAGGTCACTGCTTTAACTGGCACTGTTGCAAGTGTTACGCTTGAGAACGAGCCTGAGCCAACTGACTGCGTTGTCACTGCTGTAGTTGGAGGGGTATCCACAGTTGATCTTGAGGCCCCTCTGCCCAATTTGTTACTTGAAACTGGGGCAACAGTAGAGCTGGTCGGTGAGTCGTCACTTGAAGTTACTGCAATAACAGGTGGGGTTGCTTCTGTTAGCCTTGTAGCACCGTTGCCGACGCTGGGTATTGATGGTTTTGGAGATCAGGTTGCTTCTGTTTCCTTACAACCCGGTCTCCCTGTGTTGGCTGTCACTGCCGTATCGGGCAGCGTCGCAACGGTTGAGCTTGAGGCAGCTCTACCTACCCTGTTGGTTGAAGCTTTTGGGCTTGGCGAGTCTTCTGTTTCGTTGGAGGCTCCGCTTCCAAAACTGGATGTAACAGCTTTGGCTGGATCAAGCAGCACGATCACGTTGATTGCTCCTTTGCCGGAACTGCTGATCGAAGCCGAGGCTGTGCTGGCTGAGGTTTTTGAAGCTTGGTGTATGAATGTGGAGAATGCAAAGGTCGCGAATTATACAGAGTTCCCGTTTACGGCTCTTGTTTGTCATGGAGGCCAATACTTTGGTGTGGCCTCAGATGGAATATATTTGCTTGAGGGTGCGGATGATGCCGGAGCGGAAATCAACACAGAGATTAAGTTTGGTTTTGACGATTTTGGCTCTGATCAAAACAAGCGAGTTCCGTTTGTTTATGTGGGCTGCAAAGCGGAAGGGGATTTGATGTTTTCTGTGAGTGTGGATGATGAGCCGGAATATGCGTTGGCTTTCTCTCCTCGAAAGGAAGGCATACACAACACGAGGGTGAAGCCGGGCCGTGGGCACAAGGGCAGATATTGGCAACCCGGCTTGAGGAATGTGAAAGGGGTTGACTTTGAAATCGCTTCGATGAGTCTTATTGAGCAGGTACTGCAAGGGCGGGTGAACTAATGGCTGTTAGTACGATTATTGCTGATTCAAATGCACGAGCTGACGCTGCTATATCGGATGCTCAATATTATCTGAATGAGTTGGGCGAGATTGCGACTGAGGATAAGCTTAATTTAAGCGGAAGTTGGATTCTTAAGCCTGGGCTTACTTTAATCTGGGATAATATTAATATCACGGAGCCGACTCAGGTCAGTTATGCTGAGCCTTCCGGGTTGGAGGATTTGGCAGCTTTTCAGAAGCCGACGGTTCCTGATGTAGCTGACTCGGTGCTTCCGACTTTGTGGACAGATGATACTGTTCCTGAGCTTACAGCTACTGCACCGGAAATAACTATTCCAGAAAAACCAGATGTTCCACTGCCGACTGCACCTAGCGCACATGTGGTTCAGGATGTGACTCTGCACGATTGGATAGAAACAACTTTTCCAGACCAACCGTCGTTGGATGAGAGTCCGTTGCCTGCTCCAGATGAGTTGAATGTATTGGCTGTAGATATGACTTTGCCTGTCAACACGTTGGTTGCTCCTGAGAATGTCTTTTCGTTTGAGGAGGCTGCATATTCGACTGAGCTGTTGACGGCGCTAGATACTCTGTTGGTTGAGGATCTCACGAATGGTGGTTATGGGATTGACTCGGCGGATGAGCAGGCACTCTTTGATCGGGCACGAGATCGAGAGAATCGGCAGTCAAGTGTGAATGTCAGACAAGTACGGGAAAGGGTGGCTGCTCGTAAATTCCCTGTTCCACCCGGCATGCTTTATGAGGCTGAGCAACAAGAAGTTCAGAGGGGCGCGGCAGCACTATCGGACGTGAATAAGGAAATTCTTCTCCAACGCAGTGAGCGATATGTGCAGGCAAGGCAATTTGCTGTGCAACAAGGCTTGAGTTTGGAACAAGCCCTGCTATCGTATACCTCCTCCAAAGAGGATCGGGCTTTGCGGGCAGCTGAGAGCACGGCTGATTTTGCTATTCGATTCCATAACGCAGCTGTGTCGTTGTTTGAGCTGGATATTTCCTTGCGTCAGTTGTACCGAGATCTTCATGCTGAGCATTTGCAGACAGTGCTGGCCAAGGTCGAAGAATATCGAATGAAGCTTCAGCATATTGATGCCGAGGACAAACGGAATACTACCCGTGTTCAGCTGTATCAGCAGTTGCTTGGGGCTGTGAAGTTATTTTACGATGCCCAGATTGCCCGTGACCGACGTACGGAGGTTGAAGTCCAGATTGAGACACTGAAGCTGGAGCAGTCCAAATCTGAGACAGAAGTCTATATTGCTCAAACCCGTGGGCGACGAGATGCTTTTGATGCGTTTGCTACTGAGATTCAGGGAGAGCGCCTGAAACTGGACGTATTTAACAGTCAGCTTACGGCTCATGATCAACAGGTCGGGACTGTGTTGAAAACTTCGCAACTCAAACAGAGCCAGTTTGATGCGGAGTTGAGGAACTTGACGGAGCAACGGCAGAATTTAAACTTGCAACTCCAAAGGGTCGAGACTGAGCTACGAACTAAGGTTGCAGAGACGGATGCTTTTGCTAAGGCCAATAATGAAGATATCTCGCTTTGGAAGACTGGGCTCGACGTACAGCAGTTCAATTCTCGTATTTCCTATGAACGAAATGTGGAGATGACGAATAAGTATTTAGCTGCAACCAGGGAAAACACTAGCCATTTGAACACCTCTATGGGGGTTATTAATGATTATGATGAGCTTAAGGCTGGCGCGGCTAAGTCTGCAATTGGGCTGTATGAGACTCAGATTGCCGGGGCAGAAGGAGCCTTGAGTTCTATTGCTAGCCTTGCGGAGAGTGCAGCATGAACGATAAGGTATCTTTTCAGAAGATAAATCAGATCTTGAATTTGGTGAGATCTTTGATGGCTAAGCCTGATCCGAATGCTCTGCCTGAAGTGGATTTTATTGTTGATAAGTTTGACCGCTCAGGAGGTATGGGCAAGTATTGGAATTATTCCGGCGCGTTTGCTCCGAATGGAGCTGGGGCTGATATTGTAGGTGGGGCTAATCGGACAACGGACACAGGCAACTACGATACAAGTTATGGTGGGACAGGAATCTTAGACGTTATAGAGCCGCTTGTTGGATATCCAGATGCATACAACGGTTGGGGAGTAGGATCATCTATCTTAAGTGCCGGGGTGGCTACGTATCAGGCAAGACTGAGAGGTAGCTACACAGCAGAACTGGAGTTTAATGTCCCGGTTAATGTAGGGACTGTGACAGTTTCTGTATGTTTGTATTTGTCTGCCAGTGGAAATACTGTTGGTGGTATGATGTCTGCTTTTGGTAGTCGTCAGGGAAACAGCGCTGCTTTGGATGTTTCTGGGAATGCAGGTATAGCAATAGAACCGTCGTACAGTGTGTCTTGGGGAGTCAGCCCATCTGGGGTAGTACGTGGAGCACACTCACTAACTGCACAGGGCGGCAGTGGTTTGGTAAGTATCGCTACTGCATTGCCGTCGACTAAATTAGATCCTTCAGCAGGATTGACGTCTTTTCGCGCCTATGTCAATGGGGTGTCGCCACCGAGCCAGACAGGACACGGAATAAAAGAAGGTGGTGTAACTACTTGGCTTGACGGATACCACGATAGCGACGGCAACTACAACCCAACTGTTTTTGACTAGAGGAAATAAAGATGCCACAAAATGAACTTGACTACTTAGGTCTGTCCCCTACTGTGGGTTTTCCGACAGTCAAAATCCCTAAGTTTCCTAAGCGAACGAAGAGGGCTGAGCCGATTGCGCCAGGAGCTTTTCAAGATGTGGCTTTTGGTACGATGGGGATGGCCCCGGAAGCGGCCTTGATTGATGACGAAGCTTTGCTTCCCACACCTGTACCTACCGCTGCTCAGCTGGCCTTGCCTGCAGGGGCAGATCAATTGGCTACTCCGACCGCACCTATTCGGCCACCTATGACGCCTGAGCAACTTCATGAAGAAGCTCTTCGTACGCAGCAGGCTCGGCCGATGCCACGGACTCTCTTTAGAAAGCCGGTTCGGGCTGAGAGTCCTCTCAAGGGGATTACGATGCCCCAGCTGCAAGGCAATGTCAATTTGGGTGACTTGATGAGATTTCGCCTGGGTATGATTGGGACAGGCCAACAGCTGATTCCTCGTGTGGCTGAGGCTGCACAACGGAGGACGCAGCGGGAAGAGGCAGCACAGGAAGCACAACTGGGTTTGAAGGAGGTCGAGCTTGGGCAAAGACAAGCAGCTGGTGCGGCTGAACGGGCTCTCAAATTGAGGGGCCAGGAGACTACATTGGAAGCTGCCCGCATTCGAGCCGCTGGAGCAGGGGACAAGGGTATGGTCGGGGCTATGAAACAGATTGAGGCCGGTCAACAATTCGAGGAGATGCTTCCTTTGTCAGCTCCGGATTTAGAGGGCCAGACTGTTGCGGCTACTGGGAGACAATTGGCTGATGTTTATCCACCAGATGCCGTGATTCGGGTGGCGAGGCAGATTCAGGAGCAGGCTGCACAAGCAGGAGAGGTCGATTTGTCCACAGCTGAAAACGCACAGGTGTTTAACAAGCGGTTGGTCCAAACACTTAACCAGATGTACCCTGGAAGACTGCCTCAGAGGCCACAGGTGGCACAATGACAGACGCAATAGGCAAGCTGCATCAGCAAGCTGATAAACGTAATAAGGCTAATGCCAAGAATCCTCTTACTCGGACTGGTGGAGATCGGCGTATGACGGAAGAAATGGTCAATACTGCCTCGCTTGCGCGGGCACAGGGCCTGCAGCGGGTGATCCCTCGTGAGATAGGCGTGATTCCGCTGGCTCAACTAGTTAGGCGCCCAGGTAAGTAGCAATATGTTTTGCACGATGCCAAACGTAAATACGGAGTTTCTTGATGGCTGCACCTGATTTCACCAAAAACCAGCTCGCTCGGTACCTGGCCCCGACTCCAGGCGGGCTTGATGCACCTCTTGACCTGCGCAACTTGTCTGAGCTTGAAAAGGGGTTTGAAGCTTTCAAGGGCGAGACAGTTGGGATTGGTGGAGGTGCCTTAGCCTTGGGTGCTCAGCAACTGAAGACAGTACTGCCTGAGGCGGCGGCTCCGTATCTTGATCCTGTGGTTGCGGGCGGCTTGGAGACTTTCCAGCGTGAGATGGCTGCATCGACGGCTGGTGCTCAGGCTCCCAAAATTGCGACGATTGAAGAGATTAAAGGTGTTGGAGATCTTGGAGATTGGGCGGCTTATCAAGCCGGTAAGGGGCTGCCCCAGATAGCGGGTTTTGGTGTAGGTGGTGTGATTGGACGGCAGCTGGCTAAGGCCGGTGTTAAGAAGGGACTGAAGCATCTTGCTGGAGCTGAGGTCGGAAAGAAGGTCGCAGGCAAAGCAGTTACACAGGAGATGAAGGATGAGGCAGCCAGTCAGATAAAGAGTTCGCTGGCTAAGGGTACGTTTCTGGGTGGATTCATTCCGGCTGCTGCGTACGAAGGCGGCGCAGCGTTTGGAGAGATTACGGGTGAAGGTGTGGCACCAGAGGAAGCGGTTGGCCCGGCTACAACTGTAGCGGGTATAAGTGGTGCATTGGAGTTCACACCACTTTACCAAATGGCTAAGCGCATGGGCATGGGTGATTTTGCCCAAAAAGGAGTAAGGGAGGCGATTCTTAAAGACAAGGAACTAGGTGCGGCGGCTGTTGAGTTGGCTCGACGGGCTAGTGGCGCTGCGGCTGTGGGTGCGACAGCCGAGGGATTGACTGAAGGCCTGCAAGAACTGACCAATATTGCTGCTTTGCGCTGGGCAAAAGATGAAGAACTTTTTGGGGAATTGACTGATGAGGACTGGAGTCAAATTGCTAATGCAACTGCTGCTGGTGCTTTGCTTGGTGGTGGTGTTGCAGGTGCAGCTGGCCCGTTTGTTGGGCCTAGGATTGTTGAGCCAGAGGTTGTGACGTCTGACGCCGAGCCAGTTGTGGAGCCAGCTCCTGCAGCCCCTGCGGCTGAACCAACAGTTACGCCCGCTGAGCCTGCAGCTGTTGTTCCTGCGCCTGTTCCTGCGTTGACTCCCGATGCTATTGCCTTGACACAGGCCCGAGATGAGGATTTACCAGCCAACATGACTGAGGGTCTGGCTCGAATTGCCCAAGAGAATGGTGTGGAGGTCGCACCAACTGACACACCTGTTGATGTGGTTAGTAAGCTCCGACAGAAGGAGCTGGTTGCTGAGCCGATTACACCTGAGATTGTGCCTGAAGCACCAGTAGTTGAAGAAGCTGTACCGCCTGTGCCACCTGAGGTGGTTGAGCCTGTTGCTGAGCCTGTTACTGCAGCTCCTCTTCCTGGTCGCACCGAGACTGAGCCGGGTAAATGGGCACCATTAACACTTCGGCAGTACGGTGAACGGCTTGGGAAGGTAGCTGCTGGGCAAGATCCACTGTCTCGGGACGAAGCTGTCGACACGGGTGAGGCCATGAGCACATATCTGCCTGAGCAGGTTGCAAATGAAAGCCCTGAATTGGCTCGGCAGATGGCAGAGCAGATCCAACAGGAGCCTGAAGCATTTGCGGCCTGGAGTGGACAGTCCGCAGCACAAGCAAAGCAAGCAGCTGATGCTCTGGTTGTGGCTGCAGATCAAGCGGAAGCAGCTGTAGTCTTGGAATCTACCGCCAACTTCGGTGAGGTCGCCACGAATGTGAAGGGCCAACCGTTCACGACTCGGAAAGCCGCGACCTTGTCGGCTCAAAAGCTAGGGATGGAGAATTTTACTGTTGATGAGCGGCAGATTGGGGGCCAACAGCGCTTCGTTGTTCGGGATCTTGGGCCGGTGGAAGCAGAGCCTGCGGTGGCTGAACCTGCCGCTGCTCCCGAAATGATTGGCGATGTGCAGATGCCGGTTAATTTGTTGGAGGAAGCTGCTGTTCCACCATCGGCCAAGATTTCGCTGACTCGTACGCGGGGGCAACGGACAATAACTAAGCAGGTCAATGCGCGAAAAGCAGTCGCACTGACCAAACGTAGGGTAGATGCCTTGAGAGAGATGGTAACATGCCTAAGCAAGTAGATGGTTTGTTTGATGATCTGCAGGACGAGTCGCCTACCACTCTTGGGCAGGAGGTAGGAAACGCGTTGACTGCTGCGTTGAAGAGTGTGGAACAGTCGCAGGAGGAGTATTCTGAACGCACAACCAAGATACTTGAGGCATTGACTAAGCAGCTTGCAAAACTTCCTCCAAAACAGGAGACTGTTGTCCAAACACCTGAGCCTATTACCGAGTGGGTTTTTGATGTCATTCAAGATAAAGACGGTCGCTTGAAGCGTATCGTTGCAAAAGCTCGGAGGTAGTCACGTGGTAACCGTCCTTCTGGCCGCCTTGAATATTAATATCTGGGGTGTTGATGCAGCCGGAGCTGAGTGGGACGACGTGTTCATACCGCTGTCTTTGGGAGACGTAACTAACGATACCAAGCTCAAGGAGCTGTGGCAGCTCCAAGGCTTGGACAGCGCTAACCCGATGACAGTGACTCCTGCAGACCGTGTTGCAGGAGACATCTCGCTTGTTATCTCTGGCGATGGTAAAACTACCAGCAAGGCAACTCGGGTCGATTGATGGCCGGTATCATCCCTCTATTGGTTACGACTCGTGGGCACGTTCCTGAGCGTAGCCCGCTTGCTCTGGCCTCGGATGGATACCTGACCTTGTATGTGGAGCACGGTGGTGGAGGCCAAAGCGAGTTTCCTCAGCCAACCTTTCATGTGCGCAGGCGCAAGCCGGAGAAAGATGAATTGTTGGAACAACGATTGCGAGAGGATGAGATTATTCTCGCTGTAATTATTAATGCTGTGACGAGAAACATGCTATGAGCAACGAGTGTATAAAAGTACTTGATGGCGTTTTTAAACCTGATGAAATAAAACAGCTGCAAAGGAACATTGGTGCTTTGCGTCACGGAGGTATGGATGCTCCGAAGGCCAGACTACAGGCTGTGCAGGAGCTCCTGGGTACGGAGGTTCAGAGTCAGCTGGAGGTCGATTCACTGGCGCGCGAAGCAGCAGGCATGCCTCAGTATGTGCAGCCCAAGATAGAGGAGGTGGCTCCGACGCCAGCCCCTGAAGCAGCACCAGAAGCTGCTCCTGTTGAGCCGGTTGCTCCTGTCGACCCTCATGCGAAACTGACTCCAAAGCAAGAAGCTGAGCTTGTGGTGAAGACCCCAGACGAGATGCGGCAGGAGCTTTATGAATTCTTTGGTAAGAGTGTGGTTGACGCTCTGGAAGAGACAGGTGTGTTGACTCTGGACGCAGGCCGAAAGATACAAAAGAATCCAAAAGGCGGCTATCGTTCATTACAGGGTGTGTACAATCTCAGAGACAAAACGATCACCTTATACGGCGGGACTCAGCACGTTGACCGCTCAACGGTTGGACTGCTTCTGCATGAAGGCTCGCACAGTGGGATGAACAGGTTGCTGAGCGGGCGGCTCGGTGAATATGCGAGTGACATTGTAAGGCAAGCTGCGGCCGGAGGTGAGATAGCCCAGCGCGCAGTTGCACAGGCGAAAGCAGCAGAGATGACTCCTGCACAGATCCTGGCAAACGACAAAGCTGGGTTCGTGGCTCGTGAAGAGATTGTGGCTTATTATATTCAACACTCCGTGGATCAAGGCCAAGCCAGCGGTATCTTTCGTCGCATCATGAATGCTTTGAAGGTTACGTTTGAATTATCCCTGCTTGGTCATGCGGCCAGAGCTGTTGGGATCAAGATTGAGCTTACACCAGAGATGGCAGTGGAGCTGGCTAAAGAAGCGCTGAGATCTACTCTCGAAATCGCTAAAACCAGACAGCAACTACAGCAGACACTTGACGCGAAGTCCGGTACGGGAGGAAGTGTCAACTCGACTAAAGCACCGACTAAAGAGCAGCTGGCCTCGGCAGAAGAGATGCTTGGAACAGACCCAGACCCAGCAGTGCAAGCACTCGTGTTGCGGGACACCGGTGTTTATGTACAGGACGGGAAGCCGAAGGTCAGTGTTGATGAGAGTGAGATATTGATCAAGGAGCGGATTGATCAAGAGAAAGTCAAGACGCTGGAAGATATCCTGGAAGACAACCTGTTGTTCGAGAACTATCCTGAGTTACGGAATTATAGCGTTCGGTACGCTCGTATGGATACGGGAGAAGCCACTCGGAATGGAGATGTAATTTACATTGACTCTCGTGCAGAAGACTCAGGCGAGATACGGGAGATGGTGCTCAGCCAAGTCGATAAGATTATGGCCGATCAAGATGGATGGCTCGGATTTGAAGGGGAGAAGACTCCAGGGGATTATCCTGCAATAGGGCAACTGTTTGCCCAGTCAGGAGATGTGACAGTGCAGAGAGAGATCAAGCGCTGGATGACTGATCCCGAATCAGCGGCTGTTGTTGAAAGCGTGCTGGAAAGTGCGGTTGAAGGGTTCTACTCGCAGACTGCGCGGGCTGCCCAAGAATTGAAGCAGGCTAAAGGTACAGGCAAGCAGATGTATCAGATGCTTGCTAAGCAACCTGGAGTAAAGAAGGAAGAGCTTGAGTGGCTTGGAGTCAAGGAGTGGGCAGAGGAACAAGACAAGTTGACTCGTGAGGAGCTGGTAAGTTTTATTGAGCAAGACGGAGTACAGCTTGAAGAGACAGATGTAAGCGAGCCAAAGTACACAGGATATCAATCTTCAGGTGCTTCAAAAAACTACCATGAAGTATTGCTGCGGCTCCCGGAAAGCGCAGAACAATTTCGTGCAGGTCACTACGATGAACCGAATGTTCTTGCGCACGTAAGGTTTAATGAGCGGTATCTGGACAGAAAGAAAACACTGTTTATTGAAGAAGTACAGAGTGATTGGCACCAAGAGGGAAGGAAGAGAGGGTATCAGAGAGAGGTATCTCTTGAAGACTTTACTGTTGTTCAAATAAGCGAGGTTGAGTTTAAATTTACTCGAAAGGACGGACAAGGCTCTTATTCTGGGTTTGGGGATACAAAAGCGGAGGCCTTTGCAGATTTAAAGCAGTCAGGTGTAGGGCAGCTTTTACAGGGCGCTGGCGTCCCCGACGCGCCTTTCAAAACTTCTTGGCCTTCGCTTGTTTTGAAACGCATGATTCGGCACGCAGCTAAGCGAGGGTTTCAACAGGTTGCTTGGACGAGCGGCAAGACACAAGCGGAGAGATACGCTCTGAATAAGCAAATCGAAGCCCTTTCTGCTCGACAAGAAGAAGATGGAACTTGGACGTTATTTGCTAAGGCAAAGACGCCCGGGAGTTCAATGCAAGAGTTAGTTGAAGGAGTGACTACAAATGAACTGGCTGATCATGTTGGCAAGGAAATGGCAGAAAAACTTACACAAACACAACCTGATGCAGAAGGAGATATTTATCTCAGCGGACTTGACCTAGAAATTGGTGGCGAAGGGATGCAGGCCTTTTACGACAACATCTTGCGCAATCAGGCAAACAAACTTCTTAAGCGCTTTAAGGTGCGCGTAGGCACGGATGAAGTGATTCTCGATGCAGAAGCATATAGTCAACTTAGAACTGTAAGAGAGGTTATGGGAGAAGATATTGGAGCGGCCGATCATGTGGCACAAAGAGCTTGGTCATTCCCTATCACACCTGAGATGCGAGAAGAGGTCCTTGACGAAGGGTTTGAGTTGTTTAGTGAGACAAGCGACTATCAACAAAACCTTGCGGCTGCAGGGGATTTGATTAGTGATAGGTTTCTTGAGGCTGCCGGACTACCTCCCGCACAAGATAGTGAGGCCTGGGCCAAACCTGTTAAGCCTGGGCCAGCTGTCAGTCTACCTGAGCAACAATTGCTTGATAATTTGAGGGAACAGACCGAGTTGGAGAGTGCTGCCGACCTAACGGAAGCTGCTCGTAAAAAGTTGTGGCCGAAACCAGAAGAGTCTCTCCAACTGAGCCGGGCACAGCGATTCCTGGCTGACTATTACGACGACATGTGGACGATGGAGAAGAAGAGTGAGGCAGTCTGGGATCGTTATGACCTGTCCAAATCTCGTCGGTCTGCTATGATTGATGAGGTCAATAGGAATTTTCTTGAGCCAATGAAAGGGCTTGTGCGGGAGACAGGACTTGATTTAAAACAGGTCGATGACTGGCTCGCGGCTCGTCACATCATGCTCGACAACGTGAATCAGAATCTGGCTGAGCGGTCGTCCCTCCAGTACATCAACAAGCTGGTCAAGCACCTGGACAAGCCTGCGCGGATTGAGCTGGAGGCCAAGAAGACAGAGCTGTTACAGCAAAAACTCGAGCCAAAACAGATCCGTAAGAAGATGTTCAACTTGATGAATGAGTACGCTGATCAGGAACAAACGAGTCTTGATCAGCGGACAGGCACACAACGACAGGCGACCAAGGAAGAGTGGGAAGACTTCAAACGCCATGCTTCGGGAATGTACGACGCTCGTTCTGGGTTGGACAATCGGGGCGGAGCCATGGATGCAGCAGAAGTCTATGGCCGGTATGCGGAAGATCCAAAAGTCGCAAAGGTTGCTGAGCTGTATGACAAGATGACGACTGAGCAGCTGGACATGCTGCAAGAGGGCGGCACGATTACGACAGATGAGCGCACGAATTTGCTTGCGGAGAATCCTCACTACGTACCTTTGCGTCGCGAGAAATTTGACTACGAGTCTCAGTTTGGCTTCCTTAAACAGGGCAGTCCTGGGCCTTCAAAGGGTGTGTCTGTGCGGGGCGGCTCGGCTGACGTAAGCCCACCTATCCATGTGATGCAGAACACTTTTGCTAAGCTGCACGGGGCGGCAGGAAGTGCACAGAGGAACTTGGCCAACAATTTCCTCTATGAAGAGATTATGGCTGATCGGAAGAACTGGACAGGTTGGTTTACGGTTGGTGAGGACAAAGCAAGGGAGCGACACACAGAGCTGGGCTTCGTTGTAGAAGGAGTCACGAAGGGGCTAGAGCCCACAGACTTAGTCGTGCTGCGTGATGGGAAGCGGCTGGTCATTAGTCCTATTGAGCAGAACGAGCGGGCTATGTTGTTTGCTGCGGCCGCGAATCGGTTGGGCGCGCAAGAAGCCTCAGGTGTGTTCAAGGTCTTTGGGTGGGTGAATAGTATTGTACGGTTCACAGCAATTAGTGCCTCGCCCTCGTTCTTGCTTGCCAATATGATTCGTGATCCGTTGACCGCACTCTATAATATGCAGGCGACTGAAGCAGGGAACTACACCAACGAGATCAAGGGCAAATATAAAGAGTCCTTTAGTGCGTTGATTGATGTGTTTGTGCGGGGGAATCGTGATCCAGACTCTCCGGCTGTGCAGATGGTTGAGCGGTTTGAGAAGGCGGGCGGCAAGATCTCATTCACTCAGTCCCTGAAGGAGATGGACAGCTCGTTCAAGAGCTTTGAGCGCGCAATGAAGGCGGAGGGGACTCCAGGCATCAAGCAGGTCGTGCGGTTGTTTGAGCAGATTGAGAACACGAATATTGCTATTGAGAATGTGATGCGACTTTCTACATTCGAAGTCTTGCACGATAAGGTTGGGGCGGATAAAGCAGCTCGGATAGCCAAGGACCTCACCACTAACTTTGATCGGCGCGGGTTTAAGTCCTCGGCAATGGGCCTGCTGTATTTGTTCTTTAACGCCACTATCCAGGGCAACGCTCAGGTTATTCGGAATATCTCGAAGAGCAAGAAGCTGGCCAGCATGGTAGGCGGCACGATTGTAATGGCTGCCTTGTTTGATCTGATCGGACGAGCGTTGGCTGATGAGGATGAACAGGGGAACAATGAATGGGACAAGATAACCGGGAAGGATCGGAACATTATACTGCCCATACCGATTGATGGGACGTATATCAAGATCCCTGCTCCGTGGGTGTATAACACCGTATGGCGTTTGGGCGGTATGTTAAGTGAAACGGCAGCTGGCGCACGTACGGCGGCGGATACGGCCAGCGAAACTGCATCATTGGTTTTGTCCACGTTTAATCCAATGGGCGGCGGAACGGTTGCTCAGGCGCTTACCCCCACGGCATTAGATCCCCTGATACAAGTTATTGAGAATAAGGATTTTGCCGGGAACCAATTACGCCCGATCAATTTCCCTGGCGCAGGACACAAGCCAGATTCACAACTCGCATGGCAGTCAACTCCTGATGAGTATAAGTGGTTGGCCCGGAAGATCAATGAGTGGTCAGGTGGAGATGTGGCGCACTCGGGCTGGATTGATGTCGCGCCCTCAACGATCCAGAATACTGTAAACTTCCTGGGTGGCGGACTTGCCCGCTTTGGGATGAACGTCTTGGGTATGCCACAGGATATTGCGGAGCAAGAGCTTGAGCTACGGAACGTGCCAATTCTCCGACAGCTAACAACTCGTCCTGGAACCTCGATCGACACACAGAAGTATTATGATCGGGTGGCCGCTGTCTTGTCGGCTGAACGGGCAGTCAAAGACTACGGTCGTGGGCCAACGAGGGATTTGGAGAAGCGGGCTGAGGCTAAGGAGAAGTATAAGAAGGAACTGCGGCTTGTGAGTCATGTGAAGGATGTGGAGAGACAGCTCAAAAGTCTACGGACGCGGATGAGGGCGGCACAAGGAAGGGGAGACAAGAAGCGAGTTGAGATGCTGAAGGAGCGGATACAGTCTGTGCAGAGAAGGTTTGTGGCTACGTTTGAAAGTAGGATGAAGAAGTGAGGGATGTCCCGGCAGGATGCCGGGATTCTTTATGTCACTTAACCAACAGCTGCCAAAGCCACGTACCCAAGACGATGCTGGCTCCATAGATATCTGTCGGAGGTGGCTCGACTCCAAAGTAGTGAACAGCACAGCCCCACAAAAGAGTGGCAGCTGCACCTGACACAGCCCCTTGTGAAGCTGAGGTGTTGTTTCCGAAACTGCTGGTGATTGTTTGTTTCCTGGTTGGCTCCCGTAAGGTTAGGTCTGTTTTGTCGGTCATGGTTGATCTCCTAGTGTAAACTACGTTTGGTTTCTTCTGTAACTTTGTATTTGGGTAATCCTGCCTTGGTAGGTATTTCCTCTAAATCTCCTGCACGAAGCATGGACGCAATGATCTGGCCGACTTCGTATGGTTTATGGGTGCGACGCAAAGCCCGTTCGAGTTGCTGGTGGGTGATGGTTGCGTCCTTTGTGTTCACGAGCAGTTGCTCGACTGTGGACTCAAACCCATCAGAGGTTGTGATGTTTTCAAATACCTTGGGCATCTCCTTTTCAGCCTCAAGCAGGAAGGTCATTGCTCGCTGCACATGCTTGGCCTCGATCAACAGTTTGTTTCCTTCACTGACTGCGCACAACATGGAGATCTTTGTGAGGTGCATCCAACGTCGGACGTTGTAGTCTACGTAGCGAGATTGCTTTAGTTTGCCTGGTGCGTTTTGAGCAAAGTCCGTGATGATTTCTTCGGCCTCGATTGTGAGCTTGAACTCCCCCGACAGTTGGGAGATGCTACGGACATCAGAGACAAGCTTGGCCAGGAGATGCGACCGATCAGGGCGGCTCCGGTCGAACGGTCTGGCTGCAAAAGTTTCGTCAGCATACACAAGATTGACACGGGAGAAGAAGCCCATGCGGAATGCTTGCTCGGGAAAGATCTCAAACAGGGTGGCCGGTTGGATTCCCATGAAGGCGGCTACGTGTGGGTTCTTGATAGATACTTGAGATACTGTGCCCCGGCCCCGGACTTGCTCTTCAAAGAGGGGTGAGCAGTTGTAAAGCTCGTTCAGGAAGGCAACCAACTGTGTGTTGTAGACGGGCATTACGGTTGTGAGTTCGGGCGCACATAAGAGGAATGAGTGGTATTTTTCTGTCCGGCTTTTGCCTGCTATCCTGACTTTGAAAGTAAATTCAGAATCTTCACTGGCCAACAAATCAATTACGCCCTTGGGTGAGAGGGAGCGACCTGAGAACTGGAAGCCCGCACCCTGTTCGAGGCCCTCATGCGCACCGCGCAGGATCTCCACAATCTTGTTGATGATTGCGTCTTTGCCTGAGCCGGGCGCACCAGTCAACAAGATGTAGAGGTTGGGATAGAGGGGTGGAAAGGTAGGGTCAGCTATGACCCAACATTTCCGCGACAAAGTACCACTCAGGAGAAAGAGACCTCCCCATTTTTTAAATATATCTGCTGCGTGGGTGTACTCGAAATACTCAGCAAGAGTATCTAGCAGGTCGGGTAATACTCTCGGGAGTTGCTTTTGCCGCATTAACTATTCCACTTGTAGGTATTGTATGTACGATTGGCACAAGGCCAAATGTATTGCTCGTAAAGCTGTGTTACTTTTTATCCCTCCGTTCGATGGCAGCCTCGTTAGAAAACTCGCCCTCCTTGTAGCGGGCGTTCTTGCCCGTGAGGAGTTTCTCCATGTTGGCTTCGAGGACCTCTTCACGGGTAAGACCGACACCTTGGCGCAAGCCTTCGAGATAGAATTCGAGATCACCCAGCTCCTCGATAAGTTTCTCACGATCGAGTGGCTTGTTGTACTTAGTTGTTTTCTTGATGAGGTCAAGAACTTCTCCTGCTTCACCTGCGATGCCCATAGCCATGTGGTCTAGATGACAGCGGAGTGGGGTCATTTCTTCAAGAATTAGTTCTCCGTCTTTGGCGAGGCGGCCGACCATAGTTTGGTATTCGATTGGGTTCTCGGTTTCATTTGTCATGCTTGGTGCTCCTTATACTGCGAATGGAAAGTGGATTGCTGGTTCGTGGTTGTAATTTTTCAAGACAAAGTCTGAAGCGGTTGCGTGCTCCTCCAAATATTCAAGATCTGTGATTGCTGGGTTGATCAACAACTGGGGCAGCTCATGCGGTGTGCGACTGAGCTGCTCGTAAACACCTTCAAGCTGATTGACATAGATATGTACGTCCCACAAGAAGTGAGTAAAGACTCCTGGTTTGTGTCCGGTGATCTGGGCCATGACGGAGAGCAACCAAGCATAGCCCGCCATGTTGAATGGGACGCCTAGAGGCATGTCGCAGCTGCGTTGGTACATGCACATGTTCAGGCGATCACCTTGGATGCCGAATTGGTAGAGGAGGTGGCAGGGAGGTAAGGCTATGTGAGATGTTTTGCCTGGGTTCCAGTGGGTCACAATCTCACGCCGGTTGTCGATGCCTTGACGAAGATCGTTGTAGACATTACGGAGTTGATCAATGATGGGGGTTAGTGCGAATGGGTCGGCTCTCCATCGACGGGCTTGAACACCATAGATCTCGCCCAGATCGTCCTCGCCTTTACGGGCAGAGTTGTTTAGCCACTGTTGGTTCTCATTAGCATTGGCATTCCACACATTGCAACCAAGCTCTCGGAACTGAGCCGCGTTATCATACCCGCGAAGGAAGCCGAGCATCTCCATGAAACAAGCTTTGGTTTTGAGTTTCTTTGTGGTCACAGCTGGGAAGCCATCGGCAAGGTCGAATTGCATCATTGCTCCCTGAATGCCAATTGTGTCAATGCCAGTGCGGTTAGGTTTGCGAACGCCCTCGTCGATGACACGCTGGAGTAGGTCTAGATATTGTTGCATGGTTGTCTCCTTAGTTGCTTGATTGGTTGTGTTTGTCTGCGCGCTCAATGATCTTCTGTCGTATGGTCTCGGGCGAGTCAGTACGAAAGTTGATGAACGGATGCTCACGCTTGTCTTGTAACTCTCCTTCGTCGGTGTCCAGTGCTGGGCCTGTGTATAGGACGGCACATAGGGTGCGCAGGCTGTCGATCTCCTGGGCCTGCGTGTAGATGCGTTCACGCAGGGCCTTGACTGTTGGTGGCTCTTCCAGTTGTCCAGCCATGCCTTTGGCAGCACGGATGCGTAGGTCTTCGTTCTTGGGATCAGTGTAAATGTTTTTATCTTTGGGCATCTCGGTTCTCCTCTTTGTTTGTGGGGCAATTCTCGTTCTGACAGGTTTTGCTAAGAACAATAGATACAAAGTGGCAGGTAGGGCAGACAATTGAATTAAGCTTCGCATAATCAGCTTCGATAATCTCAGGCACTTTCAAAGCCAGTACGTCTTGTGCTCGTGAGCCGTCGTCAGCAGTGTAAGCTCGTTCGCCGATGGCCTTGCCACAACGCTGGATTAGGTCACGATAGAACTCTGTGTTGCGTTGGTTCTGGGCAGCGGTCTGCACCCAAGAAGCGAGGTGCCTAGCGAACGCGGCAGATAATTTACTTCCTGCCTCCGCATCAAGATCCTTCATTCCAGCTTCTTCCCAACATTGAATAGCTACTGCTTCAGCCTCTTCTTTCCAGTCATATAGATTGTCGCCATATCGAAGAAATGAAAACCAAGCCTCATTATACTGACTGCATAGAAGACGCACCGCAGTTAGTGCAGCCTCTTCTACACAAGCAGCTTCATTTGTGATTTGGTATTTCTTTTTGTCCGGGTCATAAAAAAGTTCTTTAGGTTTTAGGTGTATAGCTTCAAACGCTGAATGTGCTGTTTCGTTCATCTTATGTCTCCTATAGTTTCCAGTGTTCCCAAGATCTGGGTTTGATTCGTACTCGTGAACTGTCTACATGGCTTAGCCCGTTCGGGTTCGGGCCATTGGGCGCATAGTATTCCGTACCAACAACACCAAGATTCCAACCACTTTCAAACTCCGTAGGCACATACCAATCTCGTGTTCGCCCGCTCGGGCTTGTGAGGGTGACGTGATGTTCCATGATCTTCTGAGCCTGAGCTACACAAAAATCCTCGTCTTTCTCAAGAAAGCGAAAACCGATCTCATCGTGTTTTTGAAGAAAGATTTTGATAGGTAACTCACCGCTCATGGACGCCTTATGTAAATCCAATAGGGCTTTGTTGGTGTAATCCGCCCCCATTGATTGAGGCTCATATGCTACGGCTTCGCGGATTGTTTTGTCCTCATTGGGCCGACCGAAGAACCTGCGCGCTCGGCCAAGGAGTGTGATGATCTCGCCCTCAGTCTGGATCTGCTCGGCCACCCAATCGTGCCACCGAGGGATTTCGGGGAAGGCCTCAAAGTAACCTTCTTGAAAATGCTCGATCAACTTCTTCGGTATACGAGTTTGTGTGGCCATGTGTGCTGGTTTGCCCATGTAGTTGCTATTCCCTGTCAAAGAGATTTTACCGTTACGTCGAATGTAAAACGCTGCGTTCGGAACAGTTGGACAATACACTTGCTCAGTGGCTTCAAAGGTTTTATCTACTTTAAATGATGGACGATTAGCATACTTTCTATTATTCTCTTGAAGAGAATACATGACAGTTCCGTACCCTGATAAACGAGGCTTCTGCAGGTTACCCCCTTTACCAAGGAGCCTGTTAAAGGTCTGCCACATCTCTAACCAATCTTGTTTTGCTGAATGAAGAGATACAGCTGTTTCACTGATGTGTCCGTCCCACCATTTAAGTTCACTCATGTAAGCTTGCAAAGACTTACGATCCCAATTAAGCATAGCCCAATCTGGTGCATGTAGTCTCGGAACCCAGTTTAAAATTACTTTTGTAGCATCTTGTCGATGCGCGATTGAGATACCTGCCTCTGCAGCAAGCTTTTTGATTCTCTCGATTTTTCTGTGTTTGTGGAAATGGAACTCTGTTTGGTGATAGCCTTGCCAGTGCCCATCACAATGATAAGCAGCTAGCAACTTAGCATAGGGCTCGCTTATTGGGCCGCCACGATGGTATCCGTTTAGTGCAACGCGAGCTGATTGCGGTACACGACTTGCAGGCTTGACGGACAAAGCTCCATCAGCTGTGGTTGTGTAATACACTCGGTGATTGGCTGTCATGGTAGTAGAAATAGATAGCCCTTCCCATTGAACAAAACTACCTGTATATTCTTTGTCAATCCAATTAGATACGCGAGTAAATGTTCCATCTTTTTGCATTATCACTGGAGGCTTTGATTCAATAGGAGCCCAACCAGAAGGAGTTAATACTTCGTGTCCTGCCGTAAGGCAGCCATGGCCTAGGCGTTTAACGGCATCTCTGAAAGTGAAATGTCGGTAGAAGATTCCGCCTGCTACTTTCTTAGCCGCCTTCACAATATCCTTGGGGAACTTACCGTGTTGTTGAAGGGCTTTGATGTTGAAGTCCTCGGGCCAAGGCATGTCCTCCCAGACCATGGAGCATACAAGGGTGTGAAGGTCGCCGCAGGCGCAGGCTGTCAAGTATGCGTCCATATCAAACCGGCTGAAGCAAATTGCGCCCACGTTCTGGGACTCGATCTGGCTGTAGTCGGGAGCGGCGATCTTCCATCCAGGTGGGCACGTCAGAATGTGGCGAAGTTTGGGCGTGATATTTTGACCATTACTGCCTAGATCCATAGGGTTCTTATTACTATTGAGCCTGCCGGTTTCGGTCACGGCCCCGAAACTGGAGCGGAAGATTCCGTTGTCGAGCTTGCAATTGAGGAAGCCCAAAGATTTAGTAACATCGGCTATTTCGAGACAGACTTTGGCTAGGGCTGATGCCCAATATGCTGCGTGCTTCTCGCCCTTTGTGGAGGCGGTGATGATCTTCTCTAGGGCCTCGCGGTTGGTTGTGGGCCCGTATGTTCCGTCAGATTTTTTTCCTTTGTGCTCCTTAATGCCGTAGGTCTTGAGCCACGGCGGGGCATAGAGATACCCGGCTGCTGTGGTGTTGTCAGGGTGGCCGAAGAAATGGTAGAACAGCTTGAGCTTTTGAGCTGGTGAGTTCGGGTTGAACCTGTAGCCTTCTTTTAAAGCCTTGTGATAAATCTTCAGATCATATTCGTTTGGGGTTAGTTGCTTGACCTGCCTGCGCCACTGGACAGAGCGCATCTTCCACTCGTCCCAGGTGATAGGGAGTTCGGATATGGATATTCCGCTGGCGATGGAGAACTCATGCACAGCCATGCGAATGTAGTAGTCGAAGTAGCCGATGGCATCGAGCATCTCGTTGAGATACTCAGTCAGGTCTTCACGGATCTTGGTGAATTCCTTTTGCATCTTGCGCCGCTCCTGCTGATCGACAGGGATGCCATTGAAGGACATGTCAAGCAGAGCGGCTTGGAGTTCCATCTCGAAGTGGTAAGTCTTTAGCCTGCCCTCGTCCATCTGCTCCATGAGTCCGTCACGGATTTCGAACAATGTGAGGTTGTCCATGCCGCTATAGAGTGCTAGTCTCTCAAGGGTGGACATGAGCGCGGGCTTGGCTTTGGCTGTGTTGATAACTTTCATTCAGCTGCCCTCCTTCTTGCCTGTATCTGGCGTTCTCTTAAAGAGAGCGATTCAGTACGAAGACACTTTGTACACAAATACTCACTGAAAAAGGAGGGCATATTTACGTTTTCTCTTTTACATCGTGGACAAGTAATGATCATCAGAAATCCTCCTTATCAGTATGAGTGCGGATACTTTTCCACTCTCTCTCAGTTAGGAATATCGAACCAAGAAAGCCTAGGCTCTTCTCCAGTTCTGGTTGCCAGCAATGAGCCAAGGTCATAGTATCGTTAGCAATATTAAGCAGCGGTATCCCTAGTGCTTTGCCCATAAAATAAGCATCATACTGGCACACGTTCTGGCCGATCTTTGGCACACTTGATCGGAACACCATGTCAACAAAATCCCAGGCTTTGGTTTCTTCCTCGGCTGTCTTCCAATAGGATATATACTGGCCCGAATCTTTATATACGAAGGGGATATGGAGTGCCATTGTGGGGCTGGATGCAAATCCCATCTCAGCCACTTGAGTTCGGCGCACGGTTTCGATATCCACAGCCAGCTCCTTAGCTTTGCTTCCATGCTCGTCCCACCATTGGTAGAGGTCTTCGATTGTGGGTTCAGTCCAGATAAAGCGGTCAAGCAGTTTTGTGCCGGGGAACTTGGCCTCACGTCTGGCCTTGTTCAGATCGAGCACACTTATGGTTCTGTTCGACCAGTTCCGCAAGACGGCTGCCGGGTGGTAGGTGGGGATGACCTTGCCCCACTTGGATTCGATGATGTTGCCCCGCAATTTCGATATGGCAGGATTCAGGCGCAAGGCCCACAATGCAGTGTTGCCCAGAGCGACAATCGCATTCGGTTGGAGGTCTTCAAGCTCCTTGTGCAGATCATAAACGTGGTAAGCGTGCTCTTGTCTGACATAATGGTTGGATGTCCCGAACTTGCGAGGCGGCAGCTTCTTGTCCAGGGGCACTTGGTCGGATGGCTTGGCATAGAACCTCTCGACGTTGTTCTTCTCTGGCCGCTCATTGAATACGTTGAGGAAAACGAACTCAGTTCTTTCCCAGTATGATATCATGCGCACGGAGGACACATAGTTATAAGGGAGGTGCTCGTTTCCGAAACCTGCTTGAGCCATCATGCGCGCAAGCTCCTGGCCAGTCGGGCCGACAAAGGGAGTTTGAAATCGAGCCTCGGCTTCGCCCCAGGCCTCACCGATAAAGACAATGGAGGTCATGGAAGCTCCTGATTGCTTGGCGGCTCGTCGAGAAGGAAGGCAGAATCAATCGGCATGAAGCGCGCTTTGAACACACCACTGCCGCAGTGCTCGCGGAACTTACACTCGCAATCAACCACAGTAGCTGGCGGCGCAAGGGCACAGCCTAAGCAGTTGTTCGGTACTTCGGCCTTTGTCGGTACAAGGGCTAGCATATATGTAGTTGTCATTTGTTTCCTCACCACACCATTATATCGTGTTGTTTATGTGTTGTCAAGTCACTGTCACAGAGTGAGCAGCTTTAGAACCAATCAATACCTGCTGAGTTGACGAGGTTGCGAAGGCAAGGACTAAGATTAGAAAGCTTTTCATTCCTCCTCTCCTGCTAGTTTCATAGCTGCTCTGTGCAGCCGCGCATTAAACCAGCGCCGGATAACGTAGCTGCGAATAAGACTGATAACAGTGAACCAGGCTCCTATCCACAAGTTAGTCTCCAACGATACGTGGATGCCGAACCAAGGAAAGACTGCGATTTGGGAAAGCAACGCCACGCCGTAACCGATAAGGACATTCATGCATGACTCGATCCAGGAGCCTAGTTTAGTTTGTTGCATCAGCCTCTCCCTTGCTCGTCATACCGTTTGTCTAGCTCGATCCATATCGCGAGAGTGTGATAGGCTTTGTAGATATCTTCATCACCGCCCTTGTCTTCCTCACGGGCCAGATAGGTTGTGGCTGTGAACTTGGCCGCGCCCCGGAACTCCATCCGATTCATCTGGGCTTGGGCCACCATCCAGGGTTGGTACATTCCGAGCTTCTTGTAGTGGTCACCTCCGTGTTGCGTGTCGAGGGCTGAAGTAGGAGTGACCTGTGCTTGGAGCTTTTTGATCTCACGCTCTTTGGCAGCCAGCTCGCGTTTGAGTTTTGCAATCTGTTCTTTCTGGTTCATGTCGGTTTCCTTTATAGATCAGTATGGTCACGGAATGCTACGAACTGTGCGTGACGAGGTTTGTTTCTTACGCCGGACTGGGCGAAATGTTTGAAGGTCATAAGCTTGCCGATGCAGGAAGACATTAGCCCTTCTTCTTTAGGGTTGTTTCTATTGTCCCACAAAATCTGCTTCTCCTCAGCATTAAGGTGTCCGGTTGCTACGCCGAAAGCTTCAGGTGAGGATGGATGCTTGACTATGAATGAGCCAAGTGTCCCGGCTGGGACTTTGCCTGATGCGTGGGTTGATCGTTTAGCATAGCCTAGCTCGTCACGATCAGCTTCATTGGCGTTATGCATTGCTTCTTTCAGGCCAACGATCTGTCCCTCTGTTGTTTCGTATTCCTTGGCCTTGAGCATCCATGCTTGGTTCCAGGTTGAGCGCCCGTGTTTGTATGGAGAGTTGAGGGAGCGGACGACCACGCCTTCGTAGCCTTCGGCAGTGACTTGCTTTACGAAGTCGCTGAGCTGCTCAGGCGAGGAGATGATAAGTTGTGGTACTATGGTTGCCCATGAAGGCAAACAATTTTGCTGAGCCTCTAGCTCGGGCCAATAATCTTTATAGGGGAGTTTGCCTCGTCGCCAGTCGTCGAAGATGTGGAATGTGAAGTCGGGCTCACCGTGAACGGATGAGAACGCTGAATGTGCATGCTGCATTGCGTTCGGGTCAGTCGGGCTACCGCAGATTAGCTCGCCATCCATGCCGATGAGGTTGGCTTCACGGATGACCTTGCGTGTGTGGAGGTTGGGCAGGAGTTTGCCTGTCCGACTGAGTGGTGTGCCTGCCGGGTTGATGATGTTCCGCCTGCCATCGAGCTTCGTGGAAGCGAAGACAGGATAAGCGATGCGATCGTAGTTCTTTTCGGTTAGCACTGTGTCGTTGCAGGCTAGCATGGGGCGCATTGAGTTTGACATTGATGGGCTCCTGGATTGTGTGCCTCGGTTAGTTATCTCTTGTTAATAAAGCGGCGATCCAAATCTTCAAGCGCACTGGCAAGCTCAGGATCTTTAACTTGCATGCTGTGTACTCTTCGCATCTCGTGTAGGGTAAAAGCAAAGATGCTGGCTTCACGTAGTTCGGACGGAGTGAAGTGCCCACGTTCGATAAGCTGCCCAAAGTGATCGACTAAGTAACGATACTCATGATCGTTCTCGTATTTTTCCCGTGGTGTTTTCATGAAGCGACTCCTCTTATTTAGTTTGCTTCGGTGGATCGCTGTGAGTGATGTAGCCTTTGGCTCGAAGAACCTTGACCAGTTCCCATAGCTCCTCATTCCCGTACACAAGTGGTGGGGGCGGATCTTCACACACGACAGCCGCAGCAAGAAGCAGGACTTCGTGTAGTTCTTCTGCGGCTGTCGCGTCGGTCATAGCTTAACCTCTCCGCCAGCTTCCTCAACCTCTGCTTTGTGCTGCATGAGGGCAAGGTAGATTTCAAGTGTGCCCACTGCATCAGCGTTGGCGCTGTGTGCGTTGTCGAGTTCGCGCTCGAAGAAGTGGTAGTAGGCTTCGGTGAGCTTGGGCAACTTCAGGTGTCCCTTCTTGTTCTTGGCCTGGACAAGTTGCTTGGACTCCCGCATGGTGCAGAAGGTTTCTGCTATCATGAGTTCGTCAATCTCATCAAGCCTGTCTGAGCGATACAGAGCGGATGCCAACACCTTCACATCAAAGGCTATGTTGTGTCCGACGAGAAGCTCGACCGGGGCGAGAAGCTGCATCGTTGTGTCGAGTACGGTCGGAAGTTTGAGGCCATAAATTTCAAGCATGTCATCGGTGAGACCGTTGACTTCTGCTGCTTGGGGCGGCATCACGACGTCCTCGGGCAGGCGGATCATCGTGTTGAATGATGCCTGGACACGGGCGAGTTCGGTGTCGTAGATGATGACGGTTATGGAGGCAAGGTGGGGCGCATCAGGACTTCGGTAGTCGCGGACTATGCCTGTGGTTTCTGTGTCGAATACGGCTATTAACATTTTGTGTTTCCTCTCTTTGGGTTAGTGGCGTAATCAGCTTACGCCGTCTCGGTAATCCATAGCCATCTGCTTTGCGTCGTCGAGTGACTGGGCTGTCCACTCTCCGCGCCCGCATTTGACTACGGTAAAATCATTTTCGAACAACAGAGTTTCTGGTAGTGCATCGAGATTGTCGATATTGTCTGCGACTTCTTCCAAACTGGTTGCCGTACGGACCTTTGTGAGGCAAAGCACACTGCCATCGAACTTGCTTTTGTAGACAAGTATGTCTGGGCCGTCTCCAAACGGATCAGGTATGGTGCTTCCGTATGCAACTTTATTTAAAAACTCTTGTAGGTTCATTGTGATCTCCTTATAATTCCTTGGCAAGTTGTTCAGCTGAACAGCTGAAAATGTCTAGCTCATCGTCGTTATAAAGAATTACCACACGATCATCTGATGAATCAATTACTTCATCAGCAACTTCTGTACGTACAGTCGCTGGGTATTGCTTTATTGTTTCTATGAGTTTTTCGACTGTGCAAGCTTCAATCACTGTTCGGTTAGGAGGTGATGTTCGGTCAGGTTTGCTGCCTGCGTATATCTCAGACTGGACTTCGTTGCGTCCACAGAAAAAGTACAGGAAAACAAAGACAATTCCTATCGCGCACACAATACTCAATATTAGTTCTATGTCTGCAGGCGTTAACATATAGCACCTCATAAGCTTATGGTCTCTTGTCGTGCATTAAGGAAAGCTATTGCGTCCATGTATGCTTCGCCGCTGATCTCCAGGCCCGTAATCCTCTTGGCCCCGAGCTGATGAGCGACGAGCAGGGATGTGCCGCTGCCCGCAGTCAAATCCAGGACGCTGGATGCATCGTCTACAAACATGCTCATGAAATGGTGGAGGACGGCCACGGGTTTCTGACTTCGGTGGATACGGGATGATGTGCCACGTGGGGCGGCGAAGGACAATGCCTTGGGCGCGACGATTTTACGATCACCAAAGGTTAACAGCATGGCGGTTTCATACGTGCGCCGTCCGTACCGTTGTGGATCGGGCACAATGCCGTTGCCGTCGCTGCAATGCCATATCATTTTGAATTTCTGGACTGTGGCTTCAGGTAAGTACTTGGCAAAATAAGTTTCTGTTTCTGCTTCTAAATTTTGTGAGTACCAAAATAAAATATGAGCAGAATCTGCAATCAAACTCTTTGCACGGTGGGATAATGTGTCAAGCAAAGCCCAATAAACATCTTCGCTGTCGTCATAATCATTTGTGAGCTGGGCATCGACGGTCTTGCCTTGTGCCCCGGTGTTGAAGTCAATGCCGTAGGGGAAGTCGCAATGAAGAAAGTTGAACGGTTGGCCGGTGTAATCAGCAGCCCATTTATGTGCGTCAGCGTTGATCAGCAGGGTCTCACCAAAAGTAATTGCTTGCGCCTCGACGAGGTCTTCCCACTCTTCGTCTGTTTCTTCAGGGAGGGTTAGCCCGCCTTCCTCGGTCTTCGGTGTGCCGGACTGCGGACCTGGCTTCTTGATGGGGTTGACAAGATTAGGCTGGTCTAGCTCAGGCAAACTTCTTTTGATGTTGGTTGTCGATGTGGTGAGAGATATGACTTGGTCTTGTCTGCGACTGATGTGACGACTGAGTGATTGGAGAGCGCTATTAAGCGTTGGAGATTCCTTAAGGATCAGCTCGATCTCTTTTGTTGGGTTGTCCTCCATTGGCCGCCAGACCTTTAGGTACTTGGCTACAGTTGAGTGGTCTAAGCCGGTGGCCTTTCCGGTGAGCGTGTTGTTCCAGTTGGAGCCTTCGGTCTTGAGTCCCTCGACATGAATCTGGTAGACGGCTCTGGCTTTATCCTGCCATGACAAGTCCTTGCGCTGGTGATTCTCGATGAACTCGTAGGATAGGAGATCAAGCTCGGTGAAGTTGCTGCCGAGTTGGGCAGGGATCTTTGTCCAGTTCTGCCATGATTCGACCTTGCAAGATTGAACAGGGTAGAGGATTTCTTGAGCGGCCTTGGGATCAGCGAAGGAAGAATAATCTCCGTTGACAGCAGCGCACAATAGACTGACTGCGGTGTATCGGCGCTCACCAGCTACGAGTTGGTTGGTATCTTGATCAACGAGGATCGGGGATATCCACTGCTTGTGTGCGATGGACTCGGCTAGCTCAAGCACGGACTCGGGCGGGATCTGGGTACGCTGACGACCAGGCTTGATGATGATGTCCGATAGTGGGACAAGGACTACGCGGTTACAGAACATTTTTGTGACTCCTTCAGGGTTCGGTATGACTGATGCTCTCAAAGGAAGGCTCTTGCAGGGCCATGATGCAGGTGGAGGGGGGGAGGAACCACCGGCACCAAACAAGAGCCTTCCTTTCAAAGCACTATATGTTGAACGCACCTTTAAAAGATGGCGGTGCGTCAATATGTCGGATCAAGCAATGACTCTTCAAGTCTCTCATGTGCTCAACCATCCGCTCGAATTCGCCGTCACCCACGTCGTAGAAGTGTACGTACGCTTGTCTCTTGTATACTCCAGTGAGGACGATTGTGTTGTTGCCTCGTATGCCTACATCAGCATCGACTCTTGTGTACTCTTTAAGCTCGGCAACCTTGTTGGTTACAAAATTTGTGTGGGCTCTTAAACAGGTACGGAGTTCTCGGTTTTCTTTTTCGAGGGCTGTTATACCTAGTAGGTTTTTGATCCACTTTATCATGTCAGTTCCTCGGCACTATGCGTCAGGATATTTAGCCTTGAGTCGTTTGAGTGTGGCAAGCTCTCGCCACCTCCTAATCTCTGCAAGTTGCTTCAGCCTTGCACACTCTCGTTCTTTGATGGCTTCTTTCACAAGAGGGAGATGTAGAGCATGTCGTCGAAGTCTATGGTGCCTTCTTTTTCTGCATCAGTTAAAAGGCCAAACTCGGCGAGTACTGCCTCACTTATATCTGTGTTGAGGCGTAACTCATAATTACAGCCAAAGGCTGATGCACTAACTACGGCGTATGTACCGTCTTCAAAAACCAGAGCCAGGTCTTCTTTTAATAAGTTAATCTTCGCTTCTTTTATGACCTTGCCGACCAGTTCATTTTCATCTGTTAGTAAGTTCATGTCAGTTCCTCGGTGTTGTGGTTATGGCCCAGCTGTATCCCTCGAGGGAAAGGGTGGCCCGCTGGCTTACGTTCTTCAGTCTCAGAAACCATCAAACATATTAGCCCAAACAGGTCACGCTAGAGATGACGAGGTTGGGTGGTCGGGCAGGGTCTTGATTCGGCTCGTAATCAAAACAAACCATGAACTGTTTGCCTACAGTCTCTTCCATGATGTCGCCCAGCTCTTTGTCCCCGAGATCGGACATGCCCAAGGCATCAGCAACGAAGCCGGTTTCGGAGCCGTCGTCCTCGCGCATGAAGAAGCGCCATGCATGTTTCTCGAGGATACCGATAGGCTCGCCGTCCTCGTCGGTTTCGATCAGGGGAAAGTTGATTGAAGCTACTTGAGCGCGCAGGCTGCCTGACTCTTTGTCCTTGTACTGGAAGTGAAAGTCCTTGCCCGTCCAGTCGCCGTACTTGTCGAGGGCGGCTTGCTGCTCGGCCTGTAGTTCTGGGTTCGACTCGTCGTCGGCTTCGACACTGCTGATGCACCGGATTGTGGGCACGTATGCGAGACCATAGGTGCCTGAAGTTTTCCATGCGAATGGCAGCATGTCGTAGGATGCAATGGCTACGATGTAGTTGCCTGCAGGGAATTTTGGTGGGGCTTTGAATGTAGACCCTGGGTTTTTGAGTAAGTCATTTACGCTCGGCATTGTTTGTTCCTCATAGGTGTTACGGGCGGGAGTTTGGGTATTGCTACTTTGCCCGATTCCAAGTAGCAATACGTTTGATTAATTGTTTCTAGCTGCTTTCTTTGCTGCTTCGTCTACCCGATTATTCTCTGGGTGTGTGTTATGAGCACGCACCCAGTTGGGCAGCACATCAAGGTGGTGTTCGCACAGCTCGTCTAGCTCAGCCCACAAATCCAGATGAGCCTTTCGCTTGTTGCGCCCAGTCATGCCGTAGTATACCCACTGTGAATCGGTGTAGATTGTCACACGACACTTCTGGTTTAGTGCTTTCAGTCCTTCGACAACGGCAAGTAATTCCATACGGTTGTTGGTTGTTTCGGGGACGGAGCCTGCGCCTTCCTTCTCATGCTTGTTATAGCGGAGAAGGTAAGCCCAACCACCGGGGCCAGGGTTGCCGATGCAGGAGCCGTCAGTGAATAGCTCGACCCAGGAGGTGGAAGCCATCAGCCTTCACCTCCGAGGGCTTCACGGATTTTAAAGTAGTCAACCAAGCCGGTCTCAATGGGATAGCGGTCTTGGCATGTTCCGAAGAACGGTGTCTTTGTGACGACTCCTTTATGTGAGCGTGTGTAGATCCAGCGCTTGGTTGCGGTTCCACTGCCCTCAGACGTGGCTAGGAGGAGGTGGTTGAATCGTGCAGGCAACTTCATCCGACCGGCCTTGCCAATAGAGATCGGCATCATCAAGGTGTCGACGAGTTCTTCGACCTGCTGGCCTTTGTCGTCCTTCTGATCGGTGGCCTTGTAGAGTTCCAAGGGATCTTGGTGGCCGCAGACAATCACATTGGTTTGTAAATCGCCTGCGAGGTTCATGAATGTCTCGGCCATCTGTTGTGGGCCGCTGAATTCTTGCCAACGGAGTTGGGTGTTGGCGCGGCCATTCAACTCCTGGTCATAGCGAACCATTGCCTGGACTGCGAAGGTAAAAGAATCACAGATGAGGATTTTTGTATCATCCCATGAGCGCTCCCATGTGCCCAGGGCTTTGACTGCGGCTGGCCACGCAACGGCAGGCCCGGATATGCCGATAGCTTTGACAGTCTTTTTGGGTGCTTTAACACTGACGATGCCTGTGGATTCGGTGCATTTTACAATGTCGTTGTTCTCGGTCAGGGCAGTGTCGTGCTGCTTTTGGTCGATCTTCTTTTCACGCAGCAACCTTGCGAGGGTTGCGCGCACAACCTCCTCGGCTTTGCCGTCGAAGTCGAGCCAGCGGAGTTCGTATCCTTTGGCCGAGCGGAAGCCAGGGATAGAGAGGGGGACAAGGGATGATGATTTGCCCTCACCACTATATCCGAGATACATCAGTTTGATGAAGGGTGCGGGGGATGATAGGTTTAGTTTTGGCATCGGGTTAGGCTCCAGTATTATGTTAGTGTTCCTAGTTTAACAGAGTACGCTGCGTATCTATTAACCTTATCTTTCTTAACTGCGATACGCGTGCGATTTGGTTTATAGTTAAAGTTGTATTCTTCGTTGAGCATCTCTATTATTGCGTTTAAATCATCAAGCTCTTGGTGAGTACGTTCTGCGTTGGTATATGGTTGCTCTCGCCTGATTTCATCGAACCCAAACTGTTGAGTTTTAAGAGCGATTTGCGCTACTTCGTTACACTCTTCAGTCAGCTTTGTTAACAACAACTGTTGTCTGTTCATTCTATCGACTCCTCAGAGGATCCCAGACTTTCTTTACAAAATGCCCGCGAAGGTAATCCTCTCTTCGCGCTGGCGGCTTGGCGCAGATGCTCCGGAACTCACACCCACCATAGTTCCCGCAGCTTTCTTCGTTGGCCGGGAAGTACCCTCGTGCTGTGCATTCACGAGCATGTGCGATCCAATGGATTGTTCCGTTGATGTGCTCATCAACTTCTTCGAGACAGAAAGGCACGACCTGTCTTTGATATCGGTTGAAGTTCACACCCAGCTGGATAGCATCAAGCAACAGCCCGTCCGTGGAGGGCAGGTCATGTGTCTCGGCTGCGATGATATGTGAGACAGATGTGTATGTGGCGAACTGTCCGTTGGGTTTGAACTTGTCAAAGAACCTGCGGTCAAGCCCGTACTTTGTTGACTTGTAGTCGGCAGCCAGGATTTTGCCCTGCCACTCAACATAGCGGTCAATGTGACCGCACAAAAATATTTGCTCCCCGTTATGTTCAAAGAGTGGCAGGGTGAACGAGTATTCCACGGCTGGCTTTCCGTTGGAGAGTATGACGGTTTTGGCTGGGTCGTCCCAGAACTGCTCCACATACCACACGAATGCTCGGATGAGCTGTTCTTTGCCGCGAGCCGTGTCGCCCTTGGGAAGCTTCTCACCAAGGAGACCAGCCAACATGACACAGCGTAGGAGGGCAACTTCCTTTGGCATGTCGGAGGCGATGAGCTGGTGCCATGTCTGGAACAGTCGGTGGATGTAAATGCCGAAAGCCAGGGGCGGAGGTGTGACCTTGTATGTCCAGCCGCAAAGCATATGGAAGTAGTACTTGCGCGGGCAGGTCTTGAACCAACCGATGGATGTGTTGTCCCAGGCGAATTGGATGCCGTCCTTTAGTGATGAGTTCTCACCACTGTAATAGGGAATG